ATATATCCCCCGATAAATATGCGAATGTGTTGAGGCAAGCGACTTGTGCCCGCCCCAACAGTTATGAAAAAAAATTATAAAGCAGTAGTTATGTGTACATCCTTCTCGTCAGCGCCATTCTCCTTGGCGGTCTTGGCCATTTCGATGCGGTATTCTTGCGGAGTTAAGAAGTACAATTCGTTGTCCAAGCGGAACTCGCACTCTCCTTCTTTAGGAGCTGTGCGGATAGGCTCGAGTTCAATGCGGTGAAACACCTTGCGCCACTTACAGTCCTTGACATACTTGCCTTGCTCGCAGCACATACAGGCTTTACATGTATTTCTCCTTGTTCAAGTCTATCCCTTCTTTCTTTTATTATAAATCAACTCTTGCTTTCTTCGGTATCTTCGTCGGCATCCTCTATGATAAAGAATGTATCAATCACGATATAGAAAATGCCAAATGTCAAGCAACTTCCGAGACCAGCGCCCAAGGCAAAAGCAATTAATAATTCCCAATCCATTAACGTCCCACCTCCATTTGTTCTTTTTCTTTGTCAAGCGCTTCGCAAAGCTTCTTGTAAATGTAAAGTTTGATAACACTATATATGGCAATATCTTTGAGCGATTCATCTACCTTGTCACCTTCGATGCCGTGCATAGCAACATGGATGATATGCTTACGCTCGTAGTTGGATGCTTCTTTCCACATCCGCTTCCACCACAGCCATTCATGAGGACATGCTTCGGAGCAAGAGCAGGAGAACGGTTCGTTGTTGTAGACAGCTTCCTCAAGAATAGCCCCTAGCTTTAAATTCTCCAGTGGCTCACCCGAGCCATACTGGGAGTTCTTTGCAATGAACAGCTCTTTAAGTTCGTCGAAAGTCTTACTTACGAACGCCACATATTCTGCATTGGCGCTGGTTGTACTTGCATTTCTGTCTACAGTCGGTTCTTTACTCATGTTTCTTTGCCTCCCTTTTGCGTTTCAGACTAGCGTTGGCGACGGCTTTAACCTCGCCCATATTTTGATAGTACCCTGTTACAACCACTTCCGTGTAGGGTGCATCAGCATACATCTTGATAATGTGAATGTCGTAGACCTGTTTATCATCGGGATAAACAATGCCGTTCATGGCATCAAGATAAAGCTTGACGATGTTGTCACCGTCCGGCTTGCCCAAAGGCATAACAGCCTCTATCAGTCCAGCCTCAGCAAACCATTTTTGTCTGCCGGACGGAACCTTTCGGCATGACTTAATCTCAACCTTGAGCGGCATTTCCGGGCTTGGCAAGCTCCATCCCTGTTCGACCATAGCTTGCTGTGCCATTAGTCTGATAGCCGCTTTTTCCTCGGTGCTTCCTTTGGGTTCATAGGCTCTGACGTGACCACTGATTGTAGTAAATCTAGGTCTGCCTTGTCCTACTGGCTCTCCCATAACCTTGAACCGCAGGACTTTCTTTCCGCAGTTCATCGGTTCTTTAAAGTTCACTACGCATACCTCCTATATTAAAACTTGCCGCTACTGCCGTAGCCGCCGCCACGAGCGCCGCTCGCATTGTCATTATCGGTGATGCCATAGCGCAAGAAAATCCCTTGCATACAACGCTCACCCTTCTTAATGACGTATTCCTCATCGGAACTATTGATAAACATTGCGCCAATATTGCCGTCATTGTCAATATTGTTAGCGTAGTCTGCGTCGATGATACCGGAGCAATGAACCACAAGACCATGCTTTACAGCCAAGCCGCTTCTGATTCTCAAGAACAGAAACATATCCTGCGGCATGATAGCCTTGATGTTGAAATGAACCAGCTTGCTGAGGCCGTGGGCAGGAACAACAATGTCATACGGAGCGTAGAAGTCATATCCCGCGGCAGATTTTGTGCCACGCACAGGAAGCTTTGTGCCGAACGGAGCACCCTTGACTGGTTCAAATCTGATTGATTCTTTTTGGCCACCATTGCTGCAATTAGGGCCATATACAAGCTCATCAAGAGAGCAGTCCAAAGATTCAGCAAGGCGCATCGCTATATCCAACGCAACACCTGTTTTGCCATGCTCTACGCAGCTAAGATGTACTTGGCTAACCGTAGCCTTTTTTGCTAAGTCAATCTGAGTCACGCCTCGTCTGCGTCTGGCCAAGGCAATGTTCTTTCCGAGAATCTTCATGTCTTTTTCACTCATTACTACTGTCATTATTTCTTGTCCCCTTTCTTATGTCCGAAAGAACAGGATTGTTCTTTGCAATCGGAGCATCCCATAAAGTTTCTGTCAAAAATCTCCGGCGCTGCTTTAGCCAGTTCGATTTGAATTTTCTGAGCAAGTTCTCTATGCTCCGGCATAGCACGTTTACACATACGCTTCGGAAGGTACTCGTACCAAGCACGAAAGTTACCAGTGACCACAATGGATGTGCGGACACCTTGCGGTAACAAATAAGCAGCGTCTTGCTCCGGTACACCTTCTTCAAGTGCCTTTTGATACGGAATCATAACAACACCACTCAAATCCTTAAAAACAGCAAAGTCACCATGTGGTAACTCCAATACATCAAATTTGCTACCTCTTGCGCTTTTTGCTGTGAAGCTGAGGTGGCGGTGACGTGTGAGTTGTCCTAAGACGCGCACAGAACAAGTCACCAGAAAAGAAGCAGAGCAATGCTCCAAGACACTAAGGTGTCCGCTTTCAATAATCTTCTTTACGGATTTGTCTGTAACATCCTTGCCATATGGCTGACTGCAAGCAGTCTTTAACAATTCCATATGGTTTGGTGTGATTGAGATTAACTCTACTGTTGGCATTTGTTATCCTCCTTCAACTTTTTGCGTTGTTCTTTAACCGCCTCCAGAAAAGGTCTTTGGAACTCGCAGTCATCATCAAACTTAACCTTCCCGTCTCCATCTCTGCGCATTTCCATTATCTCGAAGTTCCACTCAATGTCGCGTTCCATCTGGGCTAACATCCAGTCTGGAAAGCGGTGAAGGTTTGTCACCAATTCGCTTTGGATAGCCGACAAGCTCTGTGTAGGGATTCTGTGTACGGCATATCGAAAGGCAAATAGCAGCACTGTCAAATTTTCATTTAGCACTTTCTCGCCTCCTTAAATACAACCACCGCAGCAGCCGTGCGGAATTTCATCGTTTACTAAAGACTCTAATTCAAGCCAGTCATCTTGCAGTTCTGGCACAAGAGCATCGCGGTCTATTATCCAGTCGCCCTCTTCGACATCCGCTTCCCAATCTGCGTCAAAACTTACGCTCCCCCCAGACACCAAGACTCCATACATCGAATACTGCTTGCCGTCCTTTTCAACAGTCAGCGTTCCACGGCACAGGTTCGGCCAACTTCCGTCGTAAGAAATAAACTTAATCATTTTCAACTCCCTCAAAAGCGATTGCTTTATTCGCCCACATGACAACTTCTTCAAGTCTTTGCAAGGCAATTTTTCTTTCTCTACTTTTTGAACAGTTATTTTCAATAGCTTTATACAAATCTTCAGCGCAGAGCGTAATTTTATTTGCCCGTGCTCGTTGTTCCGTATTAAAATATTTGCTTCTAAGTCTGTTCATTCTTCTTCACTCCTTTTATAAAAGCGGCGGCGTGGGAATCCTCAGCAACGCTTACTGCCATTCGGCAACCTAGCCGCCGCACCCATGGGCTTAATTTAAATCAATATAGCACCAGCGAATAATGGCATCTTCAAAGCATGCGAATTCGCAGTCACAGCTCTCCCTAGCGATTATGTCGCATTGCCTGTAGCCAATTAGTATTTCTCCCTTTGACGCTTCTCCGACTTTGATTTCAAAAATGCAGAGTTTATTTTCGCTCGGCATAACGTCATTGCCATGCCATTCACTGCATATAGGTTTATTGTTCATGCTATCACCTCCTCAACTTTTTCAAGGGACTTTTTGTCGCCAGCTACAACTTTTTCAAGGGAGTTTGAGCTGTTGCGTTTTTTGCAACAGCTCGTACAAGAGATTTTTGCAACATGTTGCAGTTTTCTCTTCTACAACTTATACTCCACGCCCATTTCTTTCGCCACTTTAGGCAAGGCAGCTTCGGCTTCCGCCCGAGAGCGGTATACCCAGCCTTTGTCAAGTAAGGCTAAGTCAAGCGGATGATTCGTCCATTGTTGAATCCGAACGAACCATTCCTTGCGGGCACAACCGAACGAGTAATACTCGTCCCCGGCTTTCGGCTTCCACGGCAACTTGACGATTTCCGCGACGCCAGACAGCAAGTCAATAAGCGCCATGTTAGCAGTTGTATCGAATTCTCTTGGGCCATCGTCAGGGGTTAACCGTAAGCCGTCATTAGCAAATCTATAAGTCACTCCGTTAAAACCTTTAATCTTAAATTCTTCGCCCAGCTCAACGCCAAGCATTTTACAAATTTCTGGGATTAGATTTTTGCTCATCTTCTTTCCTCCATTTCTTTTCGCAGTGTTCGTCGTAAACCCCAAAACCTATATATACTAAAAACGCCATAAACATCGTAAGGCTGATAATGGCGAAAAATTCTTCGTCAGTGCCAGCGGTCAATAATAACTCTGCCATGTTATCACTCCTTTTCTTTGTTGATTCTTTCGGCGAACTCGTCCATTGCATCTAAGGCAGTAAGCCATTTATCATATTCTTGCGGTAATGTTCCTTCAAAACTCTTGCCCTCGTAATCAATACCGCCAACCACGATAAGATAAGTTTTTTTGTGCGTTTGGGGTTCTTCGTAATCTTCCGTGATTAATGACCGAATACACCTGCTGTCAATCCACCTATTAGCGCAAATTTTTACAAGCATTACTTCCGCTCCTTTACAGCTTCGCTCACCTTTAAAATTTTCTCAATCAGCTTATCCACAGCCTTGTCTGCAAATTCGCCTGTAGCTTTGATGTTGGCAGGTGTTATATGTTCCGCAGCATACATAGCGTATATTTCCTTTTCTGTTGGGAGAAATGCCCCCAAAATATCTAAAATTAAAGCAATGCAAACAATTATTTTAGCTGCCTTAGCTGTTTCTTTATCCTTAACATCTGTCACAGACGCTATTGTAACCATCACGGCATATATAGTTACAAAAAGACCTACTATGCAGCAAATCCCTTGTATCATGTCTATTCTTCCCGCCCAGTAAATTAACCAAGGCGAAATAATTGGTTCGTTCATTACTCTTCCTCCTTAATGTTTACAGAAAAATGTCCAGCGCGTCTTACCTGTCCTGTCACCAGCAATAGGCTTATATGGCAATGCGCAACGTAAGACTGCACGATGCGGAATATCTTCCTCGTTCCACTTAAACAACAACATTCCACCCGGCTTTAATACTCTAAAGCATTCAGCAAAAGCCTTATTCATCCATTCTTCCCACAATAACGGCAGATGTCCGTACTTCTGAGCAAGCCAGCTTTTCTCTCCGACTTGCACTAGATGCGGCGGGTCAAAAATCACACAGCAAAAAATGTTGTCCTCGATTCCTTTCATGTCGGTTACGTCTATTAATCTGTCTGGCTGGATATGTAGTTCTCGTCCGTCGCAAAGCTTTGTATGCAGCTCTCGTATGTCACAAAACATAACAGCATCACTATATTTGTCGTAGTAGAACATTTTGCTGCCACAGCACGGGTCTAAGATAATCGGTTCATTCATTACTTCCACCCCACAATCTTTCTACCACACCAGCAGCAGTACGACTGTTCAAAATTCTCGAACATGTTGCCGCACTTTTCGCAGCGATAAATCGGCACTCCCTCTTCGAGGCATCCGACATGCACCGCTACCGTTGTACGGTCAAGCTCATGCTTTAAGGCGGTTAATGTAACCTTTTGTTTTTTTATTCCGGCGATAATAAGTTTTGTCGCCTTAGGCGTAAAGCAACCAAGTTGAAGACGATGCTTAGCCCATGAGATTTCGCCTTTAATCTCCCAAATTTTTTTGCGTAACATCTTTTCACGTTTTGGCAGGCTATCCCACCATTTCTTGCGTTCTGGAGTCATTGGCTATTCCTCCTTAATCTTAAAACCTTGCGCTGCATTGAGTTTTTTCGCAAGCCCATCTCTTACTTTCGCAGCTTCTCTGTAAGTTTTACAACTCCGGCAAAACGCGGAATCCTCTCGGTTGCCTTTTTCATAACCAACGTAAACATCGAACGACGCATTTGGGCTTGCCTCTTTAAGATTTGGTGCGTAGATAAAAGGGATAACGTATATTCTGGTAATGCGTTCCGAGTTTATCCATTGCTTGCCTATTTTAATCAGCATCTTGCTCCACCTTTCTAATCGCTCTGCCACAATACGGACAAAACCCGTATTTATCAGCCTCTTTCATAACATTGCCGCACTCTGAGCATCTATGCCACTCTTGCCCCGCTTCATCGGTTTTCAGCCATTCCATAACGGTTTTAAAGTCGTCTACCTTGAGTTCTGACTTTTTAAACTCCAGGTTCTGAACGCTCATCGTATATTCGTTATTGTCCCAGCAACCCGCCTTTTCTTTGATAACAATTGCAATGCTGTCTTGATGGCGGCGAATATAATGCTTTCTCTCGTACGCTGACTGTACAAGTTTTTCTTGTACTTCACGCAAAAACTCATAGCCTTTGTAGTTTTCCGGCTTAATCACCAAGTCAAAACTGACTTCAAAATGAATCACGTTTTTCATTGAACCTTCTCCTCCTTTACAACCACGATAATGTAATTCGCCACACGCACTCTTCTGCCGCCTAGACTGAGCTTCAACCAGCGGCGGTAGCACAATCCCATGGAATTGATTTTATAACCTTCATTCATCAGAAAGCGCAGTCTTTTGATTGGCGTGCGTCCCAACATATAGCTGCGGCGCGCCACTCCTGCGCAGCGACGACTCATTCGCCACTCTTTGCGGTTCTTTAGTAGCTCGTTCATCACTCTTTCACCTTTCTTTCCCACGCCTGTTCGACGTTTTCCAACAGCTCTACTTTGGTTTCACGCCCGCATTTTGTGCAGCTAATAGCTGCATATGTCAAATAGTCAGCACCACCATAGCAGTGATGATATTTATAAAGTTTTGGCATCGCGCCACATTTACATTTTTTCATCGTTCGCACCACTCCTTAATCCACGCTTGCATTTCAATATTGAACCATCTGTATGCCTTCTTTAAGCGATGCAGATAGTATTTCAACTTCTGTCTTTCGCGGTTATTCATATCCCGAGCCACCTCCACAGTATCACCAGCGCAGCTATGCCTATCACAACAGGTATGCCAGCAATAAGGATAATCATAATAATTCCAACCATGCAATTGAGGACTTGGAAAATCAGTTTAGTCATCATTCTTCCTCCCAAAACTTCACACCGTTTCTGGCCTTTTCGACCAGTTCTTTATGTCTTGCCTTTGCCTCTTCTGCCCAGTAATATCGTTCGCAGTAAAGGTCAATCCAATTTACACGGCCATTTTCATCAATACCGAAAAGCATTGTTTCAAATGGTGCAATCGAAAGCAGCATATTGGTAATTTCGTCGCTTATTGGCAAGGCGACTGTTGACAAGATATACTCCTTGCCGTCTATAGCGAACCTGTCTTTGAGATTTAAGCGTTCCTCAGTCATTGTTCTTCATTCTTTCTCTCAGCCTTATAAATGTCAACCGCTGTTGTGAGCGGCAGTATAGTCACCGGAAACATGAACCTCAAAGTTTCCACCGCTACCAGCCAGCGTCCATGCTGTCTAAAGATTTCTCCTGTGTACTGTCCTTTGATTTTCAGAATGTCGTCAGTGTAAATCATGTCACCATGAATATCTCTAACACCAGTAGCCGTTCTTTCCATGTTTACCTCCCTGTTTTTTCTCTCTATTTCATCCGCTTTTCCAATTTTAATAAATTTTATTAAAATCATTTTTGCGGTTTTTGTCGTAGTAACCGTTGTCTCTGCCGAGCATCGTCGCTCCGCAGCATCCGCACCTTAGAACGTACAAATTTCCACGCTTTTCGTGTACCGTGTAAGCCTGTACCAGCTTTTTGATTTCGTTGCCGCACTTGCAGCAGTACGGTCTGTTTTTGCTATCAAACATCACGTTCTCGATTTCCACTTCGCTCACTCCTTGAATTGTATATGCTGCTCTCGCGAACGGAATGTGGGCTAGATTCGCTTCTAGGTGTATCACTGGTAACTTTATACCCATCGCTCCCTAAAATTGAATCTAGTGGCATTTCCGTCGCCAGGAGAGCAAATTGTGCATAATGTCGTTTGCACTTGTCAGCTCGCCGCTACGGTTCTCGATTTTTTCCTTGGGAACCCCGATGATTCCGGCAGGATTTCTGCCCAGCGCGTAGTCACTCTTGGCTTTGGACTTGCTACGCCTACAAGCGTCCTCGTAAAATCTGCGCATCTGCGCCCTGACCGTCGGCATATCTTCTGCCAGCGAACACTGGAGCGGCAGCCAGCCGAAGCTGTTGACTGCTTGTGCAATCTCCGGCGTACTAAACTGCGGAGTTTTACCCCACGGTGTCGCCTGCATTGCGCGCTCAATCTCACCCCAAGCCTCGTTCCAAGGCTTCATGCGTAGTTCTTCGTTCGTCTCGCCAATAATTTCGGCGGCCGCATCGGCGATTTCTGCAATCGTCGGCAGGAAGCGAGCCTCAGCTACCAACTTCTTGCAAGTTTTCTCAAGAACGACGGCAGGAATCGTCTCTGTGAACTCCATGTAAATCTTCATGCGCTTAACTTCTCCTGCCTGTCCGAAAGCTCCGAACAGAACAGCTAAGGTCTTTGCTCGTAGCTCTGCATTATCCATTGCCATCCCCTCCGAACGCCGCCATCATCTCGTTGTATGCGCCCTCCACATCGTTTTTCTCTTTGCGAGGGCTACTGCTCGGTTTTGATTGTTTCGTTTCGCCCCTAGCGATGCCACGAGCCGCCGCTTGCACGTAGTTAAAGTTTCTCACGCCGTTGAGCACCGCAGACTCAATCGCTTGACACACGGGCAACTCTCCGACTTCCTCGACAAGCGCTTGCAACTTCTCAGACAAAATCGCTGTCATCGGGCAGATATTTGAGTTCCAGAGAGCGAAGGGATTTGGAACACCCGGAGCAGTGGCAGCTTTATCTAACTCTTGCTCTTTCTCTATCTCTATCTCTTCTCTTACTCTTACTCTATCTCTACGTAACGCAGGTGTAACAACATCGTAACCATCGTGTAACAATGTTACGCTTTCGTCTGCTTTTTTACGGTTTCGCATCTCCCGCATACGGCTTGCTGCCGCGGTTTCAGAGCCTATCGCCTCTGCTGCTTTCGGCAAGGTAATTTCGCTTTCTAGGTCAGTTCCAATCAGTAACCCGTGCTTTTGCAGAAAGGCTACTGTGACAGCCACGTTCTCTTCGTCTTCGTCAATGTCTAAGGCCAAGTTCTCCACGAACTCGCTTTCCGAACAGTCATATGCGATTCGCCCCTCGCTTTTGAGCGAGAGCAGCATCATCTTGAGATAAATCACAGTATATGTATCGCCACCAGCAATCTTGCGCAGCTTTTTTATTTCAATTTGACGAAAGAAATCCTCTTGCAGTTTAAGCCACCAGTATCTTTTACCCAAAACAGCCGCCTCCTTATTATTGTTTATTCTCTGTCTCCTTAGAACAGATGTTATCTCCTATGAAGGTTGCTCCGTTAAGGTAAGCAGTCTTCCCGTGAGTCTCTGCCAACTCGTTAGTCAGAAGAAACGTCAGTACCTCCGCTACCATGTTCGTCGACTCGTCGAGGTCTAAGGAGAGGTATTCAACAAACTCTTCCCGCTTGCAGTCGTATTTGAGATAACCATCATTCTTGCCCGCCAAGAGCATCATTTTGATGTAAATAACGAGATATTTATCTCCATAAGGGAGTCTCAACATTTTTTTGACTTTAAGCTGTTTAAAGAAGTCAGGGTGCAACACGAGATGCATTTTTTCGTCTTTCATGTTTTATACCTCCATTCGTTTTGCTAATGTTTTACTCATGATGCTTTCGTAGTCCATGCCAATTTCTTGCATGAGTTTCAAAAGTTCGGCAGCTCTTTTATGGTCACGCATTACATCAATCGCAGCCGACAGAACATCAAAAACTTTCTCGGCTTCGTCTTCTGTGATTCTGCCATCACCTTTAGCGTCAAGTACGGCAGCGCCGCAGACAGTAATAATTTCACCCCATGTAAGTTTGGGAGTTTCGTTGTAAGTTGTGTCAATAATCATTCGTATCCTCCTAAATCTATATCTGAATCCGAGCGAGCTTGCAGCTAAGCCCAAGGAGCGGCTGACGGATAGTCGGAGCTTTCAGTTTGCCCGCTCAGACCAGAGTTATAAAAGGCTTATTCGCCTTCTACAGCGGCTTCAATGTCCTCAGCGGTAAATTCGTTGTCTTGAAGAATTTCGCCGCTCTCAGTATCGACTACGCGCGTCTCAGAGGCATCCTCGGTCTCAATGGTTTCGACGCTGTTGTCTTTGGAAAGGTCTAAAGGCTTCTCGTGAGCGTCCACGTCCTCTGCCATTGCTTTCTGCATTTCGATAGACATTGGCCCCCAATGACGCAGTGTATACGCCAAGACGGTTTTCATTGCCATGGCATCGAAGTCACTCTGCCAAGGGCTAGAAGAAGAATTATAGCTCTTACTGAATCTCTTAGCGTGTTTGATAACAGCATCCTTAGTCCAATAAACAACCTTACGGAAGCCGTTCAGCAGTTCAAAGGAAGCACAGTAGCCGATAGCAGTGTCGCTTTCCTGCTCGCCATAGGTCAATTCCTCGGTGAATTTGTTCCACTTAACAACTTCGCCCTCATAGACGGTGTTTACGTTAATGGATTTATAGAGTCCGCTACGTTGAGCCAGTTCGACATATCCGAGATAGCCAATCTGGAACTGTGCAACGCCCTTGTAGGGCACAATCCAAGCTCTGCCGAGGGACGGCAGGATTGGCAAGTCGAGGCTTGCTGCAATGGATGCTGCGCTCAGCACGGTGCGCATATCTACGTTTTGCAGCAATTTATTCTGAGATACTACGGTAAGCACGGAACTGATGAAGCCAGCCGACTTCTTGCCGAGCATACGTTGGAATCTGGCTTGTACGCTGTCCTGCTTGAACATTGCATCCAAGAGAGCTACGCCAGCCTTGGGAGCTGACTGTACAGCTTGCTCTTTTTGTTTTGTGATTAAACCTTTTGCGCTAACCATTATACTTCGTCCTCCACTTCTTTAGCTCTACGTTTTTTTGCTTCTCTTGTAAGATTGACCTTCAACATACGGTATTGGGTCTGCCGACGGTACTTCTGAGACAGTTCGGGATAATCTTCTGCGAAAGCCTTGTTGTCCCATACAGCACGGTTATAGATGCCGTAGCTGACAAGGTAGTCACCACATTCGCCCTTCTCTGAATTGCCAAGCTCCAAGCGAAGTTTGTTTTTCTTTTCGTCGATGACCTTTTTGATTTCGGTAATCTGGGCTTCAAGCTCTTTAATCTGCTCGCATTGCTTCTCCCACTCGCCGCTCATCGGCATAACCTCTTTATCCCCGCCCGGATACATTTTCTCGATAGCCTTGGTACAGCTATCGGTATAATCTACATCTGGAATTTTATGAGGGACAACGTAGTTTTCCCAAAAGTCCTTCTCCGCTTCGATAAGGGCGTTGATTTCATCGTCATCACGCTCAAACTCACGGATAACAGCTCGTTGACCGCCGCAAAGGCAGACAAAGTAGCATTTATCGTAGTTTCCTACCGCCATATAGTGCAATGCTTGCACCAGATAGGAAGGTGGCACTTTATCGTCAGCCCATTCGTCGTAGTTGTAACCCGCCGTGGTCTTAATCTCCACGATAGAGTTCTCGCCTACAACCAAACGGTCAACGTCAGCAATCATAAATGGGTGCTCGTCACTGCGAACCATGCCACAGCGACGGAGTTTCTTGCCTGTCTTGTCTTGAAACCATTGAGCCAACGGTTCTTCCAAGCGGGTTCCCCACTCCATGCGTTCTTTGACTTCATCCGAGAGGTTAATCTCAGATGCTACGGTCTGGCTAGTTTTCTCTTGCCAAAGCTGAAACTTTGACTTGTAGGTATTAACACCAACAATAATACCAGCATCGCTACCACCAATGCCTGTGGTGCGCAGCTCTAACCACTTCTCTCTGCCGCCTTCTGCCTGTATCTCGGCTGCGGTCATCAGCATCGTTGTGCTCACTCTTTATCCTCCTTTACGTCTTTTCGACGATACAGTTTTTCGCCCTTGATGTTATCTTGGTAGGTCTTAAAGCCTTGGTCTACGGCCTTTTGGATAATCTCTTGAGCAGCTTCGACAGGCATCCCAGAGTCCTCAAAAAGACCTGTCAGAGAGTTAACTAAGACAGTCAAGGCTATGAGGCTATCAACCATGTTACTGTTTTTGCTAACAGCAACGGCATAAGCGTTATCGTTGCTGTATACTGCAAGCAACGGTTCTTTCATCAGTCTTCACCTCTTTCTTGCTCACGTAATTCTCTAACCAACTCTTTCAGCGCCTTAGCCCACTTATCAGGGATGGCCTCGTCATTTCCGATTGCAATGACCGCAATGCCTTCGTCTTTAGACTTCTCGGTTTCGTGTTCATGGTTCATCATCCTTGCGAACCCCTTGTCATATTTCGCAGTTGCAAACGCTGCATCGAGCAGTCCCCAAGTTGCATCGTTAGCATCTTCGGAATCAAGCCCATTCTCCATAAGACTTTGCTTCATTCCTTGTGCTACTGTGAATACGAGGCCAGCAAAGACTTTCGCCAAATCCTCGTTTCCTGCTTCCACATTAACCTTAAATTCCAGATGCTTGCCGTCAACAAGAGCGGCATGGATGACTAATTCGTTAGTTTCTTTCATTCGTTTGTTCCTCCTTAGATTTTTTATAGTTTTTTCGGCAGCGGCAAACTCTATTGGAGATTATTGCTGCCGGAACGTCCACGAGTAAACTCAAATCGCACTGGCGTATGCCACATACGATGTTAAGAAAATAATATGATTCACATTCAAGGTCACACAGCGAAGGTACTTTAGGACGCGGTGCTCTCGGAACCTTTTTGTATTGTGGCTTCATATCCATAAAATCCAATGCGCTGTTAATGCTCACGCTTTTGATTATTGATATATACAACGCATACCAGTTTTCTCGAAACTGGATGTTGCTGCTTGACTTGTGAATGGCAGCCGCTTCCGGTTGAAAACTGTGAGAACGGGCTTTAACGTAATTCTCTCGGCATACATGATTTTGCCTTGCTCTCATTTAACGTCCTCAACCTTCACGATGATTGTTTCACCAACCTGCAAATGCTGTCGCTTGCCGATACCGAAACCGTTACTTTCGCTCAGCTCGTGCATGAACTCGGCGAACGGCTTGCTGCCATCGTAATACCTTTCGCCAATCCCCCAAAGCGTTTCGCCGCTTTGCACTGTATGGCAAATCTTGCGACACATCGGCTTCTCTCTGTCCGCAAGATAGTCGGTATCGAATCCGCTAATCAGCAGCGCCAAGATGCCGACAACTGCAATTTTAAGCAGCGTTTTCATGTCTCCCCACCCCTTCAATCCAATAGCGCTTTAAGTGCGCTCTGATAGCGCCCTTTCCTTATGTTCTGCACCTTGTCCTGCTTTGCAGTTGGTGCGAACATTTCTTTCAGTTGTTGGTCAACAACGTCCGCTACCAGAAACCACTTTCTGCCATATCTTCCGGCAGAGACTTTGCCTTGCTTAATAAGTTCCCTCAGCATTTTATCGCTTATATTGCGACTCTCGGAAAATTCCTTGATTCCCATGAGTTCCATTAAGCTCACTCTCCTTCTTCTTTTTTTAACAGTTCGTCAATCGTGCAGCCGAGGATTTTGGCCAACATTGGCAATTTATCTGCTCTCGGGAGGAATAAACCGCCCTCCCATTTTGCGATTGTGCTTCTATCCACCCCGCAAGCTTTAGCCACATCTTCTTGTAGAAGCCCTTTAGCTTTGCGAAATTTTTCTAATTGGGACATAAACGAACATCACCTCACATTTCTGTGCGTTAATCGCACTTGATATTGATATTATAGTGCGATTAAGTCACCTTGTCAAGCACTTTTTTTGATTGACGTGTGCGCTGGTGTCACATTATAATATAGGTAATTAGGGAGGTGCGTTAAATGACAATAGGTGGAGCTTTAAAAACGCTTAGAAAAGCTCATGGCTTTACACAAGCGGAAGTCGCTTCTGCGCTGAACTTGTCTAGAACGAGCTACACAAAATATGAGAATGACGTTCATATGCCAAACGCAGAGCAAATTCAACTAATAGCGAATCTGTTTGGAGTGTCGCCAGCAGAGATATTGACACCAATCCAATCCGATGGTACCAAAAACATAAAACCTCCAAAGCTAACAAAACCCACGCTAAGAAGTGACCATGAGAAACTCCTTGGCGTTTATGATAGCCTTGATGAGCAGTCGAAAACTCAGCTTATGTCTGTTGCTTACTTGCTTATGTCTCAAAGCCTCAAGGCACAAGGCATTGATGTACAAGAGATGGTAGAGCAGCAGCTCCATAAAATTAAAGACGAAGGAGGCGAAAACAATGACGACTGACGAAGAACTGCATCAAAAGGCTATTGCTCACGAATTGTTTTGTGAACTGTCCTCGAAATCAAGAATGGTGGCTATCGGTATTTTACGGCTACTGTTGGTCGAGGAAACGCGCCCTTTTTGACTGTCTACTCACCCGACGGTAGCCGACGTGAGCAAAAGCCAAACGATGACAATCCGCAATAAAAAAAGACCGCGCTCCATGGCGGAGAACGGTCAATGCTTTTTAGCTGTTTGAAGCGAACTGCTATGAACAAGCGTATAAATCAAGCCATTGCGCTCGTGTCGCTGTCATAGAAGTCCAAAACGAGTGCAACCGTCTCGGTTTCGAGACGGTTGCAGACTGTACGGGAGGAATTTAGATGGAAGAAGAAATAGGGGTTGTCTATAAAACGCCCGGCAGCCGATGCAGAGTTTCTTTGTTGACGCAACCAGGCGGAGAAAAATACATTGTTATTGCCAATCAGTTCAATACAAAGAACACAGACGGTTGGTTTACTAAAAGATTAGTTTATATACCATACGGTTCTGCGGCGCAAGTAGCTGTACTTATAGCCTTAGCCGTGAAATGAAGGAGGACTGGCAATTATATTGGAACTAAAAGAAAAGCAAAAAGGCCTCCGTACACCGGAGGCCTTTTTGCAAACACTATAAATAAAGAAAGAAGGGATTGTGACTCCAAATGGAGATATGCCGAATGAACTTCACACTTATATTTTAACAGAACCATAGAGTAAGTAACAAGGGGGGTTTGAGCGCGGTTTTTGTCAGAAAGGAGAAAAAATTATGACAAAATATCGAGAAGGCTCTATATATTACGAAACAAACAGAGGCAAATGGCACGCTTCCGTCGCCGACCCGCAAGGTCACAGAACGCACAAAAGGTTCGACACGGAAGTGGAAGCAAACGCTTGGCGCTTGAGCATGGCAGCGAAATACATCAAGGGTAATTATGTTGCGAAAAGCGACATGACTCTAGGGACATGGATTTTGCAATATCTCAGCATATTCGCTAAATCTAAAGTGAGAGAAAAGACCTTCTTGAACTACGCTAATACCGCTGCGCATATTAATGAAACATTGGCAGACGTAGAGCTGCAAAAACTTTCACCCATTGCAGTCCAGTCCTATATCAACAACGCAGACATGACAGACGGCATGAAAGACAGATTGGTAAAACTGCTTTGCCGTGCGTCAAAAAAAGCCATTGCAACAGGGCTGATAGAAAAAGACTTCATGGCTGGGGTAGAAGTGCTCAAACCTGAGCCGAAAGAAGTAGAGATTTTCTCCCCCGAAGAGCTGAATATAATTATGGAAACCATTGACAGCGACGCAAGACTTCGCAGGCATCATCTGCTTATTTCCGTTGCAATCGCGTCTGGCTGTCGGATGGGAGAGATATTGGCCCTAACACCACAGGATTTAGATGGAGATGCTATAAAAATCAACAAAAGCCTAGTGGAAGTTAATGGCGTAGCAAAGCTTCAACCACCAAAGACCAAAGCAGGATACAGGAGGATTCCTTTGCCGAAGAATATAATGGCAGAGCTTTATCAAGCTGCATATGCTCTTAAAGACGAGGAAATCATCAGAAACGCCAAAGGCAACCCGTGCTTAACTACTAACATCGACAAGACGTGGAAACGGATATTGAAGAAAGCGGGAATTCCTTACAGAAAATTTCATTGTCTGCGCCACACTCATGCGTCGATGCTGCTTGCTGCAGGTGTGCCTATATTGGAAGTAGCAAAGCGTCTGGGGCATTCTCGCCCTAGCCACACATTAAACCTCTATGGTCATGCTATTCCCGGCTATGACAGCCAAATGCCATCGCTTGTAGAGAAAGTTTTCAGTTTAGGAAACGGCAATCATGAAGATATTCTTGCCGCATCTTGCCTTGCTTTGCCCTCAACAACCGAAAAAAGTTGAACCACATTGCAACCAAAACGCTACCTACTGATTGATTTTTGGGTAAAAGAAAACGCCCAGAAATGCCATTCCTAGGCGGTTTTTCAATGGAGCTACTGACAAGGTTTGAACTTGCGACCTACTGATTACGAATAAATAGTGGTAAATATCACTGACACGGCTCAACCCCTTGTACAGCAAGGCTTTCGAGATTTTCGGGAGCCTTGTTTTATTTGTCTTATTTGCCATATTTTGCCCTATTTTTTCATACTATCTGCAACCAAATTTGAACCACAAAGCAGCCTAGTTTGCAGATTTACTAGGCTGCTTTTATAGTGGTTTCAATTCATTCTTCTCTTTTTGCTCTCATGCCCGCTATCCACAGGTCAAACACTTTGCCTTCCGCAGCATCGGGGTCGCACATATAGGCTTTGGCCATTCTGACGTGGTTATTCACATCGTTCCCCAGAACTTCCGCAAAATCGCTATGCAGCATATTCATAACGTAGTACCAGTCAGCCTTACATTGAATCCCTTGCTGGTCAGCAAGTTGGCTAGTTTGCTCATACGTCCAATGTTCACCGCATGTGCCGTCAACATTTTTCATTTTAGATACTGCCTTTTTTGCCAGTTCTTCATCGAAGTGCTGGCCATAAGCCACACAATGCAGCTTATATGCAGTGTCCCAAAACAATCTCGGACAGCGGCCGCGGATTTCCTCCAACGCTTCACAAACTATTTCTTCCATTTCCTTAATCTTTTCCGGGTTGGCGCTTACTTGCTCCCAGTATTTCTCTAGCTTGTGCATGGTGTCTGCCTCCTTATGCCATTTTTACAACACTCAGAGAAGCGTTAGTAATCGTGCCAGCGGCGGTCGCCTGTACTTGCAGCATGGAGTTGTTGTTAATTACGCAACAACTCGGCAAAACGCGAATCAGCGTAGCAAAGCTAACATTATATGTATCGCCAGTTGCTCCTGTCACTGTCGCTTCCGCTCCCGGCACAGCCGCGCCATTGCGGACGAGCTGCAAGCCAATGTCGCCAGCGGCAGTCGGTGTTACATCGGCGTTCAGTGTCACGAGATACAGGCCTCGAATCAAGTTCACGGCGTTGCTGCCAGCGATATGCCCGATTGCCACGCCAGTCAGCAGATTATTGGTAGGAAAATTCACGAATCCGTTCGCTGCCACGGCTTGCGCAGCGGTTGCGACGGTTGTTAGTGCGGATTTTTGATTGCAAATCATTTGTTTCACCCCTTTTGAAAGCAATAGGGACGGCTTGCACCGTCCCTAAAACACAGTGCAGTTGATGCACATATCTTGTCTTAACCTACATTGTAAGCGCAGCCACAAGCGCCAGCTACGTTAGCAGCGACGCTTTGATACGGACTAGATGTAATGTAAGCGGGCTGCGGGTAAGGTCTCAGCGTACCGATAAGGTTAGCGCTCTGAGCCTGTTGGGATAACTGGAAGTTAGCGGTCTGCAAATCACGGTCGCGGTCTGCGAGTTTGTCACGCAGGTCTTGAATCTGGTTGGCAATCAGCACTGCTCTGGTCTTTTCGCCGTCCTCTTTCACTGCGTTAACAATATCACAGGTGTTGCGCGCGTTTTCGTAACGTACTGCGTCAATGTTTCGGTTAGTTTCGCAGCAGCACTGTTGCTGTGCAAAGCGATTCTCCGCAAGCTGGTTGCCAAGTTGATAACCTGTCTGCATAAGGTCACGTTGAACGCCGTTAAAGCCATTAAGCATGGTAGTGTTTTGGGCATAAAAGCCGTCACACAGGCCGTTTTGAACACCGCGGATGCCGTCTTTAATGTCTTGCATTGAAAACTGGTCAGCAATCTGGTCGCGCGTCATAGAGCCGTTTGCAAAGATTTCAGCGCCCATGTTGCCACGATTGTTCCAGTTGCCTCCCCAACCGCCCATCATTACGAAAATAATGAGAATCCAAGCCCACCAGCCGCCGCCGAAGCCCATGCAGTCGCCATAGCCGCGGTTCATGTCCATTACAGGTACTACACCTGCGCCACCGTTTTCTAAAGTCATTATTGTTCACTCCTTTCGGTGAAAATATCTTATAACACCTTGTGCGCATCAAAGTGTTAAGCCAAAATTAGATAGCATCTGGCGAAGCTGTTCGTCGCTCATGCCACGTTGCTTCGCAAGATTGCGTACAGTTTCTTTCAACTGCATCTCGTTTTTGCCTTGACCCATCTGCATAGCGCGCCCCATCATGGGATTTTGCTGTGCCATTTGCGTCAGCATCTGCATAGGATTACCACTATTCTGTAACATCGCCATTATTTGCATCGGGTTCATGGTTCATGCCTCCTAGCTGTTTCTCTAACTTATCCACACGTTGAATCAAGTTATCCACACAACTTCGTTCAGCGTATACAACTTGCTTCTGCTCCTGCGGATTACTTAATTGGTAAACTCTGAATACAGGCAGCCCGTTGAGGTCAATAGACTTCTCGTAAATCTTTCCCTCCGCCGGGCATGGGAAGAAGGTGCTGCTGCCGTCAAGGTCTATCTGAGCAGCCTTTGCTTCATCTATACCAGTCACCACTCTGCCTTTTAACGCTTGCGGCATCTGGCTCATAGGCATTTGCGGTTGCTGATACATCTGCATCTGTTGCTGCAAATAATTTAATCGCTGTTGCATCTGCGGCGCAGCTCCCACATAAGGATTCGGTGCGTATTGTTGTCCGTACATTGTTATCACCTCACACTTATATTTTGCGATATTTTTGTTAAATCGTTCTATCAATATTCCCTCATCATTCAGACATTTGTTTTTTATTTAACGCATAAAAAAATAAGCCCCTTGAGCATACGACACAAAGTCGTATACCCAAGGGGCTTCGTTTTATTCTAGATTTCAAAACACGTAAAACAGACTCATATGCAGCAGCAACATCACGTTCAACAGTCTTATCGGAAATATTCATTTCCATACCAATCTGGTAATTCATCAGTCCATCGACAAATCGCTTCTCGCAGATAACGTATTGCCGAGGACTGACTTTTGCTTCGTGCAGCACGGCGTAAAATTCTTCTCGCGTCGAATTATGCAGCCAGTCCCTTGCACGCTTTTTGAAATCATCCATATTATGTTGCGATTGCCACCGCTAAAGCGCCGCCTAGCAATACCCACGCTATATTTCGCTGTGCCTTAATTATTTGTTGCTGCTTTTTTACCTCTTTCGCGTATAGTTCTAGTGAGTCGTTGGCAGTCTGCAATAGCAGCTCGTTGCTGCTCGATTGTTGCTTCAATGCTGTCAGCTCTGCTTGCAGCTTCTCGGTTTGCGCTTGCGCTTCGTTCAAGGCTGCTTGTGACTTCGCCAGCTCTGCTTTCAGCGCTCTGCAATCCCTCGCTAATTTGATGTTGCTGGCTGATAGCTGCTCCAACCTCGTGTCTAACAGCGTCAATTCGCTCTCCGTTATCGTGTACTCGGCTTCCTGCGAAGAAGCAGAGGCAGGCAAAGGCAAGGCCAGCAATAAGCAGAATCCAGTGGCTTTTAATAAATTCTTTAGCTTCATTCATTGTTTACCTCATGAGATACAACTGGGGGACAAATTGTCCCCCAGTTAAAAGGAAATTATAAACCAAAATAGTTGTGTAATGCTCCTAACGCAAAGCCCAGCACAAGTCCAGCCAGAAATTTCTTGTCAGTGACATACTCTAAAAACTTGTCAACTTTCTCCATCATTGTTTATTCACCTACCTTTCTTAATGCAGTCTATACCATTCAGCGTTACCGCGGATGGTCTGCATCTTTTCATAAAGCTTTCTGCCGGGGCAAGCAGTCGCCATAAGGTCTCTGTGGCCTACCACGACGTTTTTCGCCGCCGTCAGACTGTAGATATTGCACAGCTCACCAATGAGCGCAGAGAGGCTGTTAAGCTGCTCTGGAGTAGGGCGTGCAATCTCAAAGTTTCCGCACACATGGATACCGATAGTATCTCTGTTTCTACCGTAAGCATGAGCACCAACAGCCCATCTAGGTCTGCCTCGCTCGATTGTGCCATCCTTGCGGATAACATAATGGTAGCCGATGCCAGCCCAGCCCTGAGCTTTATGAGAGTCATGAATCTCTGCCGCCGACAGGTCATCATCCGTCGGATTGCCTGTATGATGCACCACAATCATATTGGTTTGTTGGCGCTCGTTCAAGCTGTCAAAATTTAAATCTGTTTCAACGATGTCCGTGTTTCTCACCGTCCTTTTCGTCCTCAAACTTGTCGGGTATGCCGTTGCCGTTTACATCGACAAAACACCCGGCAATAAATGTCACGAAGCCAATCATAGCGGGGCCTATCATTTCTTTTATTATCGCCAGCAAGTCGCTCATTATGATTTTGCCGAACCACGCTTGGTAGCACCATGCTGCGTAATACGTCAGCACCAACAGTACCACCAAAGCGAAGTACGACATTATCATCCATTTAATAGGCGACTGCATATCGCTGACTTTGTTCTTTGCTACCTCAATATATTTTCCGAGATAGTCCTTGAACTTGCTGAACATCAGTCATCAACACCTTTTGAACAGCAGCACTTGCGAACGTCGTCGACCTCTCTTTTAACCTCTTGATAGCGCAGCAATAAGGAATTTAACTGTTCCTCGGTAGTGGCCTGTGCTACACGAATGTCGTTTATAACCTTGGTCAGTTCTTTCACCGCAAGTGTGTTGTTGTCAATGCTCTGATGCAGTGCATCATTCTCAACTCTCTGCGGTTGAACAATCAGCCAAGCCCCCGCAAACGCCAGCCCGCTAATCAAAAAGCTCAGTAACTCTAAGTCCATTTTTCACCTCTCAGAAAATAGTTTGAGCCACCGCGCAAGCAGTGGCTCTTTTTATATACAGCCGTTCCTAGGTAACGGCTCCCCCGACTTAAATGTCAAATTTGTCGCCATATTTTTTCAAGCAAAGCTGTGCGACCTTTTGTTGCTTTGCTCGGTTTTTATCAACCAGCATCCTCTTTTGCGCTGGGGTGTATTTGGGGTTTGTTGTAATATCCCTAATCTCTTTTTGGAGCTTGGAGATTGTGTTTGCCGCAGTATTAACGCCAGATACAGCGACGGTAGGTTTACCCTTCTTGCCGTAACCAGCCTGCCATTTCGCAGATGCCTCTTTGAGCTGATAGAAGTCATTCATGGTTCTGGTAAGGTTCATGTCGTTGACAACGAAGTCACGGACGAACGCCATTTCTGAAAGCTTCTTTTCTGGCAGATTGCGCTTTTCGGCAATCAGCAAGTCTGGAGCTTGCCATAAGAACATGCCCATAGTGCCTGTATAACCACGCCAGAGATTGTCAATTTTTACAGGAGACAACTTCATGATTGGGTTGTCACCCAAAGCCTTACTCATTTCACTGGTGTATGGGCCATATTGCAATTCGTCCGGCAGACGTTCCTGTGACTTGCTCACAATGGGCTTGCCACGGAAAAAGGAGTAATTTGTAATCCACTCAGCCAGTGGCAGAAACAGAGTAGGAATAACGCCCGGCATCAGTGCGTCTCGTGCTTGGGTGCGCCAGTTTGCCATAGCCTTCGGGTCTTGACCGTTAGCCGTATCGAGCATAGCTTCCGCGCCAGAGCCAAACAGAATACCAGCTTCTTGCGGTTTGGGGATGCGAATACCATTTGGCAATATCCAGTTGGTCATCTTGACGTTCGGGTCAAGTTCCTTATACCAATCCTCATCGTGATTCCACAGCCACAGCACTATGGACGGCAGAACTATATAGGTACCGATGCGGAGTAAAGTTCTTCTCGGGTCAGCCTTAAACATTCTATACAGCTTATCGCCGCCTTGAATACATGCGTTGAAGAACGGTACCATACGGTTGATTTGCTGACCTGTAGCACCGCTGCGGCCAAAGTTAAGAGTAATCTCTACTGCGTCGTAAGCTGCTTGGTCTACGCTCTTGCCTTTCTCTCTCGCCCGCATGAACTCGCCCATACGGGTGCCAGCTTCGGCAAGGTTGCTAATCCATTCCAGACCTTCTATCGGTTTGTGGAATATACCTTTGATAATATCTAGCAAGCCAAGCTTCTGCCATTTTTTACCGCCAGCCATACTTTCAAGGCTACGCATAACTGATTCGCCATCGCCATAGAAGTTGGACGAGATAACGCCACTTGCATTAAACTCGCTTCTCAACTGCTGATTATTGAGCAATGCGTTCATGCCGCGAATACTGTCGTAAATTGGAACGAAGCCGTTCTTGGAGGCGATTCCTGCAAACAATGTATCGCGAATGAGGTTGCGAAGAATAAAGGACGGAGACATTGTAGAACCAGTTCTCAGCCATTGAGCTGGCTTAGTCAGTAGAGCCATTTCGATTTCCACTAACGGCTTTACCGCAGCAGTAATAGCTGGGTACATCTCAGGGATTGTCTGATAGGAGTGCTTCTCGCCGTTGAACATTACCGTAAAGATGCAGTTCTTGGCATCGCCGCTATTGCCCTTAACCTCCTTGATGTAGTCATCGAGCTTGTATTTATTTGCCTGTTTAACGGCATACTGGCCAACTCTGTTACGCTCTGCCTTCTGTGTCAATGCGTTGATAGATGTAACAATAGTTCTGAGTGGCGGCACTATGTCGCGTTCGGAACCTTCGCTGCTACGATTCTTTAACGGGTCAGACACGTTCGCTAGACCTTTGCCAGAGTTAATCTGGTCGATGAAACTGTCAACAGCAGCGGTGTCGCTGAAATCACGCATCAACGGGCAATAAGCCTTGTAACGAGATTTGGTTGCTAAGTATCTGTCCCCGGTAATCAAGCCAGTGTTGTACAGAATATCCAGCATGTTGTCAGTAATGCCTTTGAACATCTTGGCATATTCTTTGAAACCAACAGGAGCTTCTTTGATGACCTGCCGAATTTCCTGCTCAGTCATACCGCCCGGAAATTTATAAGGCTCAAAGATAGGCTTATCACCATGCGAGCCTTTCTTTTCCCATTCGGCTACACTGCGGTCGTAGTCAAGTCTATGGTTTTGCGCGGACTCCAACAGGCTTCTGGCAACCAAATAATTTTCGATTGCGCTGATGTGTTCTTCGAGTTCCGCTTTGCCTTGCGGATTAGTGGATTTAACGTAATTGGTAAATCGGCCAGCCTTCATATCTGTGCCGATTTTCTCCATGAGCATCTGCAAGGAAACCATGTTCTTGATGCCATATTTGTTTGCCGCCTGTTTCAACTCATCTGCATTGCCTTCCAGCAGAGCCATTGCCATGCCAGAAGCGCTATTCGCTGCCATGTTCATGCGGCCAAGGATGGTGTTAGCTCCGTCGATTTTCTCGCCGCTCGCCTTTGCGATTGCGTCATCGAGCAGATGCAAAGCGTCATACTTGTCAACGAAGTGTTTGTAGAATTGGCTCTTGGCATCGACTATCCACTCTTTAACCTTTTGGGTTCTGGTCTTAGGTTCCTCTCTGGCAATTCTGGAGCCGAGCTTCTGCGCTGCATTTGCGGTTTTTTCACCCTCATGGCGCTTATTGACGTAGGTACGATTCGGCAGTCCGTCGTCAATCTTTTCGACAACTTCTTTGCCATCTTTACCCAACCTTACAACAGCTCCAGCTAGAGAGAAGCTTTCAATCTCTTTAGCGTGTAGCTTTTTACGTAAAGAGCGGATTTCTGCCGCACGCAGTTTCGTGCGCTCTTTTTGCTTCTCCCCTTTGTCTTTAAGGTATTCGGCAAGTTCCTTTTGATGCTCGTTCATAATGGCGGTAATTCTATTGTCGCCAGCGCCAGCAGCATAGGCTTCCTCTAACTTACGCTTATAAGCTTCGTTAATACCTGTAATGCCTGGGTCTTGAGAGCGAGGCTTGCTTCGAGCAGAATATTTACAGGGATTAGTTTGACGAGCATTGACAAGGTCTTGCTTGTGTAGTATACTTTCGTCAGAAGCCCGCTTGCGGATAAGGCCTGTTAAGGTGTCGGTTCTGGCATCCTTAGCCGCCTTAGCCCAAGCGAGGCTTTTTTTGCTGTCTAAATATAATAATTCCCCGTTATTTTCAAGAGCGTTTATAAAATACTGGTAGCTCGGTTTAGCTCCGCCTACGCCAAACGCAGTTTGCGGCATGTTGACCACAGTACGCTTGCGCTCAACATCGACTTCCAATTTTACTGGAACAACAACAGTAGCTCCGTACTCGTTTTTTACTCCTAGCACTAAAACTCTTTTGTTAGGAAATTCTTTCTTAACCCCTTTAACATCCTCAAAATCTTTGAGAATCATCAAAGGTTCTGCCATAGCTTTTGGGATTTGTTTAATTACGGCTGGTGTCATTCCCGGATGCTTAGTTTTAGTTGAATGGCCAAAAAACCCAGAAGAAATTTTCAAAGGATATTGCTTCGCTCCAGTTAAAACCAAAGCCAATGGCGTTTGTCTCATGAAATCCACAGTTTCAAACTTATGTTCTTCAAACCACTTTTTCGGATTCTTCGACCACTCATCTACCATTGCAGCAAATCTATCTGAATCCTCGTCAATCTTTTTCTGTAACGCCTCATCAAGTTTTGATTTTTTTGCTTGGTGCTTATCGCCGTCGCTGTTTCTTTTGCTGCCCTCATCTCCCCAAACCTCACCAAGCTCGATTCTACGCGCTAAATCATGGAAGTTATCAACTTTCTCGAACATCGCTTGAGCTTTCTTGATAAAATCATAAACCTTGCGCATGAGCTTCGCTACCAATCGTTGCAGCTTGTTTTTGGCAAGAATCATTCTACCCCATGCGGTCTTTTGCAGTTCGGTTTCATGCAGTTTGGTAAACAGAGCGGCCTTTCCGCCAACGCGATTGGCTCTCAGCATCATTCTGCCCCAAGGTGTTTTTTGCAGCTTCTCAATTTCGGATTTGGTGAAGTCGGTTATGTAACCATGCTCACGAGCAGACACGAAGTTGCGCACTGCGTCAGCAGCGATTTCCTCTGCGTCTTTCTCAATACCATACTCTTCGGCAATCTTCTCTGCTCTGTCAAACAGGATTTTCTTCTCCTGCTCGTTGAGTGCCAAATCAATCGCTGCATGAGTAGCTTCGTGAGCCTCAGTATTCTCTCTGGAGTCCAAGGAAACACTGATGATACCTTCAACGTCAGAACTGTACATCGGGCGGTAGTAACCCTCGATAGTCATATCCGCATCGTCAGCTATGCCATGTTCTTTTCTGGCGCGCTCGGCTTCTGCTTCATTTACAAGAAGATTGTTTTGAATATCGAGGGTAAATTTGTTACCACCTTTAGTAATGATAGTGAACGTGCTATTGTCATTGACTTGAATATCATCAGTACCGAAGAGTTTTTTGCACTTCTCTAAGATTTCATCACGAGAGCGCAGGATTTTTTCGCCAAATTCGGATTCACGGACGGAGAACTTAACCTCCGCTTTTTGATTAGCCTTGTGCAAAGCTGTGTCCAATGCCTTTTGACGTACAGCTCCGATTTTGCTGTCGCTGTCATAAAACTCGATATGAAGCCCCGCATCCATCATAGCTTTTACTTCTTTAGTATCCGCATATTTCTGTGGTACAACTGCGGCTTTAAAGTCTCCAAGGTTGACGCTTCGTTGACTCTTGGCTTCAAAATATTCGGTTTTGACCAGTTTCTTTACGCTATGGAAAAGATTCAAAGCTCGCTCATTAGGCAAAGCGTTAACAAGATTAGGGTTTTCTTTGAACGCCTCTTTGCCAACAAGTTCCTCCATTAAGTGTTTTTCGGACGGGTCATCTGAATTTATGACTTTTGCAATAGCAATCAAAGCATCATCCCCAACTTTGTCATAATTACTTCTTATGGTTGGGTTGTCGAAGTCTCTTGAAAGACTACCAGACGCTTTGTGCATATCATCTACAGACTTAAACTCTCTGGCTACAAACGCCAAAAATTGTCCATAGGTCATTCTTTTTCCTTCAGACCAGTGTGCTCTCGGATATGCTTGTTTTAACATGTAGCGTTCTAGATTTTCTGTTGTAAAAGGAACATCCTTTCCTTCGGCCGGGTTAAAGAAATAGCTTTCGCCGTCGATTATTTTCTCTTTTGGAATCGTTGGAGTCCAAGCATCGCGCTCATAAACCTTCGCCGCTCCTGTGCTTGGGTCGATAAGTTCTTTACCCCCAATCAAAGTTATTTCTCCGTAGTTGCTGTACGGCTCTCCGTCGCGTATAATCGCAAGACTTGGCGACACAAAAGTACCATTTGTTTTGCCAAAGATAACATCGCTAAGAGATTCCATGGTCAAATTGTGCAAAGCTACAAGTTTTGACGAATCTCTTGTCTTGTTAACATACCGCTTATTTGAATTATCAGTACCTTCTGGCTTTGAATCATAATCTGCATGTGATGCCTTATTTTCAACAGCCACGGCATTGCTAGTTTCTTTCGCTGCTTTTGCGATTTCTTCGACCGCTTCATGCTTGTCATAAAGCTCTTGATACTTTTGTAAAGCTTGAAGCATTGCATCTGCATATTTTTTTACAGCATCAATGGTTTCGTCGCTCAATTCGTCATCTTTCAGACCTTTTATAAGCGCATCAAAATCTTCATCGAGTTTGCCGTCAGTCGCGTAATCAGCCGTTACGGCTGCCGCAATACTGTCTCTTCCAATATCGGCAACATCTTCTTTTTCTTGCTCGCTCAGCACTGAATCTAAAATATTTAATGCTTCTTTAGGCAGCGTTTCCAGTTCGTCCGGATTACCCTCTATTAAACCACTTGCCGCCCTAGCAACAATATTGGCATCAGTATTGCCATTTTTTACTTCTGCCAATGCGACGCGCGCATCGTGTTTTGCACGTTTTTCGTCAAATTCCAACCATATAGAATTTCTTGCAGCAGCCAAAGAAGTGTTTTGCTCACTTGTATATTCATCATCACTCTTTGAAGCATTTGCAAGATTCATTTGGAAGTCACGCGCTTCCGCAGCCCCAACGTGACTGTCGCCGCCCAACATGGTGTCAATCTGATTGCGCAAATCATCTAATTCTTTTATGCGCTCGGCAAATGGTTTGCTAACTTCGTCCTTGCCGCTGAATACAACCTCGTTAATGATTCGCTTAACATCAGCAGGAATCTCAAAATCAAAAGTATAAGCGTTGGCCCACTTCTTAGATTTTTCGGATTCCCTGCCTAATGCTTTTTGTATTTTCAGCATAAATTTTTCAATATAAGATTGAATTTCTGCCTTTAAATCTGCAAACAGTTTATTGAGCCACGGAATAGGGGTATCTGCATCGGCTATATGTTTTATGATAGCCTGAGAGAAACGCTCTTCGTCAACAGGCCCGCCGTCGCTTTTAGAGCGTTGCTCTGAGTTAAAGTAAGGAGCCTGGGTATACTCTTTAGACGTTTTATCTGCCCCATTTCCTATCCATTCTCTCAGCCGTTTAAAATCATCTTTGAGTTTTTGAGGTGCAAGCGGAGACTCTGCAACCAAAGCAAAGTCTGCAAAGAACATGTGCGCCATTTCGTGGAACAATGTGGTTGTACTAGCTTTTCCAGAAAAAGCCAATCTTCCTCTTGCAGTTTTGTCAGCAGTAAATATTTGAGTTGTGAGTCCAGCAGTGCCCGCCGAAAAGCGATTATCAATTTTATCATCAAAAAATGCAAATTTATAACGCTGAGCAAACGCCAAAGGGGTATAGTTTGCGCCGAGATACTTATTGAACAGCCTAGACCACGTTTGCGCTCTAAAAGCCAAAAGCTGTGCGGCAGCTTCAATAGCATTTGTGCTGAACCGTTTCTTGGAATCATTGGAAAGAGAAGATTTTACCCAATCATAGACCTCTTGGCCTTCTTTGGACAAAGTCTCGTTGCCGTCAGCCATTGCGTCAGTAGTTGCAGATTCAAGAATCTTTTTGTCGATTTGCTCCTGCTCCTTTTTGACTGCTGCTACCTGTTTATCATATACGGATTTTCTATCGTCAACTCGCAAAAAGTCGCCCTTGCCAGCGCTGTCTTTGCTAGCTTCCAGTTTCCTTTCCAATTCACTCTTGATTTTTTCAAGCGAATCAAGAGCCTCTTCCAAAAATATCTTGCCTTCCTTATGCTGTTTGACAACATTTTCGGCGGCTTCCTTGGCATCTTTAAGTGCCTTTTGGTAAAACTCTTTTCTCGGAGCCTCAGCTTCTTCTCTAGCTCTTTTATCAGCTTCGAGTTGTTTCCTGTGCTGCTCTTTAGCATCTGCTTCTCGGTCGATGAACATTTGCTTGCGAGTTTCTTCTATTTTCTCGATGCAGTCTTTTGAAACAGTAGGAACCTGTCGTTCACTACGCGCATAAACACGTTTTAAAGCATTTACCTCCTTGGAAGCCTCGTCTATGCTAGTTTCACCATTACGCCACTTATCGCAGATTCCCTTAACTTGTTCCAGCAAGGTCGCCTCGTTGTATTTTTGAATAAGTTCAATGTTATCAACGGGGGTTTTCTTGTTCATTAGATACAAGCCATTGTTATCTGTGTTCAGTCCTTTAACGATAGCAGAAACATCTGGCTTTGTTTCAATGTCTGCTTGCTGCCTAATTGGCGGTTCGCCTTCGCCGCTGCCAGAACCAACATCAGCAGTTGATGTATCGGTTGTACCTTCGGTGTTATCAGTATTCGCGTTTTTGAGCTTGTCGAGCACATCCGTAAGAGTAACCTTTGGAACTGTCGGCAACTCAACGGGCTTGCTTGTGTCAATGCCATTGCTCGCAAAGAAATTTTTAACGCTCGCAGATGCCGCATCTAATCCCGGTGTCCCTTTATTGCCATTGATATTATCTTTTTGGTGCTTTTCAAGAAAATCTTTAACCTTCGATTGTCCGTAAGGAGCGTAATAAAAGCCACCAGAATCCCAGTGGAATCCAGCTTGGCCTAAAGATTTTCTCACATCAAGAGGAAGCTTGTCGGATGGAGCAATCCATACCATGTTGTCTTTTTGGCGCAGGATAGGGTTTAACTCCTTGCCACCGACTTGAATTGTTGGCAATTTGTCTGCCTTACCAACTTCATTCTTGTTAGTGTTGTCGTCCTGCTTTGGTTTTTTACCTTTCGCCGGGGTTACTGTATTACCATTGGCATTGTTATCAGAAGCATCTTGAACAAGATACTTCTTCAAAAATTCGTCTAAAGCTGGCGTATTTTCAGCAATAGAGCCTTCCTCTTTGCTCTTCCATGCAAAGCCAGCTTTCTTATATGCTTGCTTTTCTTCTTTGGTGAATTTAACACGCTTTTCCATTTTTAAAGAAACTCTGCCATCCGGCAAAGACCTTACTTCGCCTTTAACACCATTTAAGCGAATAGTGCATAGCAGTTTTCCAACATCAGTAGTCGATGTATCGGTTTTATCATCGGCATTAACATCATCTGCGTTTTTGAGCTTATCGAGTACATCCGTGAGATTAACCTTAGGAGCCTTCGGTAGTTCAACGGCCTTGCTTGTGTCAATGCCATTGCTCGCGAAAATCTCACGAAGCGTCTGGACTTCGGTTTTCGGTTCTACGTCTATTTTTGCCCCAGAGAGTTTCTCCAAAGCGGTTTTCACCTCTGCGTTATAAGGAGCTTTAATCGCTTTCGCATTGCCGTCATACTTAAAACCAGCTTCGTAGATGATTTTTCGTTGTTCGTCTGTGGTTTCGGTACCTTTAGGCCAAGAAATGGTAACTGTTTTGCCATCGTCCGTCAGAATCGGAGTCAACTCTTTTTTGCCGAATTTAATTTTTGGGAGAGTTTTTTGCATCTCTTGTTCGCGTTCCTCCGGCTCAGCTTTAGGCTCAGTCTTAGGCTCGGCTTTAGGCTCGGCTTTAGGCTCAGCTTTAGGCTCAGTCTTAGGTTCAGCTTTAGGTTCGGCCTTAGGCTCAGCTTTAGGTTCAGCTTTAGGTTCAGCCTTAGGTTCAGCCTTAGGTTCAGCGATTCTATTAAGCGCAGCAGGAACCTTTACCCCTAGCTGTTCCGCAAGTTGCATTAATCCGTTAATGTTAGCAGTTTCCGCAACTTTTGCAGCAGCGGCCTTTTTCTTTTTGTTAAGAACTCTGCTGTTTTTTATTGCGCTTTTCAAAACGCCGCGGAAGTTTTGTACTGCATGGTAGTCGTCATCAGCGCCAAGTTCCCATGCCGCAATGCCATTTTCAGCTGCATCCATAACAGCCGCTTTGCGTGGAGCAGTCAGTTTGCTAAACCATGCCCAAGCTTCTTCGTTTCCGTTCATTGCTGCATTGAATTTTTCAACAGCATCTTGATTGTCGTTTAAAAAGGTGCGCAACGCAGGAGCCGCTCTCAGTTGTCTAACGTCAAATCCTCCATTAGCGTTCAAAAAACGGTCGGAGCCTTTCCCCTTCTTTAAACCATCTAAGATAGCTCGTTTAGAACTTTCGTAACGAACTTTGGCCTGTGTGCCGTAGTTTGCAACGGTTTCTGCTACACCTGTGTTGGCTTCTGGAGGCACAGGGTACTGCGCTGCGTTTTTCTTGCCGTTGTTTTGTAACGAAGAAGGAGCCTTTGCACTATTTTTAATATTTTGTTGAAGCGCTCGTCCACGAGGCGGCAAATTGCTTGTATCGACAGCTAAGACTGTTCTCAGCCTTGCTACTTCTATATCGTATTGCTCTTTGCTTATTTCGCCGCGAGCGTATCTGCCAGCCAAATCGTTTACTTCTTGTTCATATTCTGCTCTAAGTCTGCTCACATCTGCTTGCGAAGGCGTATCGTATCGCAAATTATAGCCTTTAAGTCGAGTGGCTGCTTCGTTCAGACGGGTTAATTGTTTATCTGCATCCCGACGGCTAACGCTGCCTAATTGTACTCTGTTTTCGATTTTAGCGCGTTTTTCTTCGGTCTTGCGGTCAACATCGCTATTTGCATATACACTAGGCTTTTGCGGCATCGGCAAACCCAAAACAGGCTCTTGCTTGTTGATAGCTTTATCGACACTATCCATAGCAGCCTTATAGTTAATGCCAAAATGCTGTTCTGGCGGTCTGAAATTCATGTTGCCGCCCCGTGCCATCGCGTCAACCAAAGTGCTTGGGCTTGCGCTCATCTCGTCGAGTTTTCGCCTGGTCGCAAACATGTTTTGAATCGCATCAGAATCAATTTTTTCTTTTTGCTCAGCCCCATCCCAGCCGAATTTCATAGCAGTATTTTTAATCAATTCAGCGTCTCCGCTAGAATTAACTGCATCTATTTCGTTGCGCTGTTCGTCACTTAGGGATGGATGTTCATAAAGGCTATCGAGATATTCTTGCGCCTGTGCAACATCATCGTTCGTTGGCTGTACTTCGGGCTGAACCGATTGCTGTGTCTCAGCGGCAGCTATCTGTTCCTGCTCATTCTTGCTGTTGAGGTAGTTGGCACCAGCTCTCATCGCAGCGTTGCCGCCACCGATAGCCAAGCCGCCTACACCGCCAACGGCAGCCTGTTGCAATGCTTCGTCGCTCCACTGTAAAGGGTTTACCACGCCGAGCAAATTCTGCTTGCCTTGCGCATATTCATGGGTGGATTGTTGCATACCTTCTTCCCAAGCGTTTTGCAAACCTTCACGGGTAACGCTGCCTAGAATGGCCATCATGCCTTCTTTGCCGATTTTTTTGCCGCCAGCTTTCTCTGCTTCCTTCAAGAATAATTTGCCCAAGCCAGCAGATTCAAAGGTGTTGCTTAAACCGAGCAGAGGCATCTGCAATGCGCCTACGATAAGAGCCTGTTTTCGTGCCTCGTCGATGTTCGCGCCACTTTCCAACGCTTCCGCACCAGCATTACCCATTTCAGAAGAAACTTCAACGGGGGTTTTCAAAATATTCAAAGCATAGAGCTTGCCCATAGGGCCATCCAACACCTTTGCAAGTTTGGGCATACCTGCTTTGGCGGCAGCTCTGCTCATGCCTCCGCTGATTTTACCTGCAAGGGCAAGGCCTCTAGCCGCGCCGCCAACACCTGCTGCACCACCAACGCCAAGAGCGCCGAGGGCTGCGCCGCCAGTTGCTGCAACGGCGGCAGTCTCTGCACCAAGGACGGCCGAAGAGCCGAGCATATTAGCAACGTCATATGCCGCACCATCGCCATTAGTCCAGTAGTCGCTGGCGAATGGAATCATATCTGCAATAGTATATTCTTTTTTGCGGGCGTTGTTCTGCATAGATTCACCCAACGCATTGGCTGTGGCACCGTCTCCAATGCCCATCAAGTTGCTCAACTGTGCTTGACCTTGCAGCACGCCCAAGGCACCGGATTTAAAGCCTCTGGTAAAACCCCAACTGTCATCTTGAAGCGCACCTTGCTGCGCTGTGGGCAGCGCGCTTTCGTCGAGGTTCATTTGTTTCATATAAGAATCGGCGTATTCATGTGCTGGCATGTTGCCTAACTTTCGCATACGCTCGGAAAAGTTTTTGTACCCTTCACTTGGGTTTTCGTAATCAAACATCATGTTCCTCCTAGTGCTTTTTAACCCAGTTTGCAACGTCCGTTAGCTTAAAGTTATTCCACTCATCTCCCAAGGCTTCTAGAGATGCCAATATGCCAGTATGTCCGTTGGCGTTTGGAACTTCCTCTGGCTCTGGAGTAGATGCCGAAGTATTGTTGCTCAAAACATTGTCAAATTCTTCTCTGGCACCCTCGCCATCAGAGTTTTCCATATCTCCGTATGTATCTCTAAGCCACTTATCTACGGTTCGTTGCTCATCTTCGCCGAGACCACTATCAAAGTAAATCCAGTTGCGGGCTTCATCATAAGTCAGTTCACCGTTGCCAATAGCTTTTTGGAGTTCAGCCTTAACCACACTAGCTGGAACAACATAATTATCGCCAGCCATGTAACGGTCGTAAGCCGCCAATGTATTAGTGGCGGATTGTTTCATTTCTGGACTGGCGTTCGGATTCTCTAAAACGCCTCTAGCCCACTCTACGCGCTTGTCCCATGTTGGGCCTTTGCTCGAAGAACCGCCGCCAGCAGCGCTTCTGCTTCTACCACCGCCAGAACCGCCGCCATAGCCGCCTCTGCCGCCTCTGCTACCCCCGCCACCACCGCCATAGCTATACGAAGGCGCTTTGCCAGCAATGTAACCCATGCTCTGCAAATCTTTCTGAGAGTAACGGGTGTCGCCTGTTTCGAGGAAATTCTTAGCTTCCTGTTCAGAATAGCCACGGTTTTTCATCAGCATCTTAACAGATTGGTCGTATTTATACTGCTCCAAGAAGTCGCTCTGGTTACGTTTGAATTGCCCAGATAAGCCTTCTGCCAGAATCGGGTTCAACTGACGCATCCTTGCATATGTCAATGCAGAAGCATCAATCTGCCCACTTTGTACCTGTTGTTTGTAAAGGTCATACAAGGCGTTGAATTGCTGTGCGTTGTTTTGCTCGACCTTGTTTGCAATGTCCGGTTCAATAATCTTCATTACCTGCTCAATCTGATATGGTGTTCTGCCGTTTTTTAACATTTCCGAACGGGCAATAGCCGAAAGACTTTCTTTGCTAAGAGGAATGTTGTTCAGATTCGCATTAGCAATCTGACCTTTTGCCGCAAGAGCTGTAATGGTGCGCTTATCTTCTTCGGGATTGTCAGTGCCGCTGTATTTTTGTACAACATAGTCCTGCTTCTCTGCTTTCAAATCTCGTGGAGCCTCAACCACAGGAGCCGCAACGCCTTGCCCATTAGCGGATGCGTCTGAGGAAGGGGTTGTCTGTGGCTGAGGCTGAGAAAAATTTGCAGACGGCACCTGCTGACCGTTAACAGTTAAATTCTGCGGCTGATACTGCTGCGGAATACTGCCTGTTGCACTGATAGCCGCACTTTGTGGCTGAGCAAAATCCATAGAACTGATTGTGCCGCCTTGGGGAGCTGCTACGATGCCTTGACCGAAATTCAGCCCATTTGCGCCAGCGCCGATATTGCCAGCGTTTTCATAGCCAGTGCCTTGCTGCTGATGGAAACTTCCTGCACTTCCCGGCATTGCTACCTGTTGACCGTCCACAGTTACGTTGCCGCCGCCAAACGCTCCTGTCGCGTCTTGGCCTTGCCCTTCCATCAACGCTTTCATTGCGGCATTTATGGCTTCGGTACTTTCATCAATACCCTTCTGGGTGCCTCTGCGATTATAATTCTGCCCCCAGATTGCTCCCAGCAAGCCGCCAAGGTTATAAAAAATATCATTGCTGCTTGAGCCTGTTGAAAAACCTGTGCTCGGGTTAATCTTAACTCCGTAGTTAGGGTTCATTTTCATTCCGTATGCGCCATAACTCATTCCGTATCACGCTCCTTACCATTCGTTTGTTGCGCCTTTGGCGATAAAGCCGTTGGCGTAATATGCGTTAGTTCCTGTCAACTTCATGTCGTAAACTTTTCTTGTGCCATTGAAGATGACACTTTTGACTTTGCCGACATTCTTCAAGTTATCGCCAATTCTCAGCATCGCTACATCGCGCCATGTGCCGTCAGCTTTCATTAAAGGCTGAGTCAGTGTTGTGATTACGTCGTGCATGTCGCCGCCCTCGTCTTGGCAGATAACCATATAAACTTCGCTATCCAGCGGTTCCATAATCTCGACAACTTCTTCGACCTGCTTCTTATCACGAACATGGTCGTATGCCAAAACTTTGTCACCGGAAACGATTTCTCTGATAGCCTTAGTCCCTTTGGTTGTTTTAATGGGAGTTTCACCAACAAAGCAAGCGATAGCAGACGCACCGAGGTTGAGAGCACCGCCAAGGAAGCTACCCCAGCCGCTGCCGCCGCTTTGGCTTGATGTGCTGGTTGTGGTGCCAGTGCCCTTCATGGCATCCAGTGCACCCAATGTACCTCCGCTGTTCAAGCCAAGGGATGCGTTCCACAGATTCAGAGCTGGCTGCTGAGCCGCCTGTTGTGCCGCAGCAGAAGTAGTAATGTTCTGACCAGCCAAAGAAGCCTGCTGGCCATACAAGCCGTTCAATGTGCCGATATTGCTCTGATACTGTTGAGCCATGGCATCGGCAGCGTTCTTGGAAATATCGTTCAGAGCTGTGTTTGTCACGCTGCTGTTAAGGATGCCTCTGGAACCAAGGCTGTTAAGAGTGCTGCCCATAGTGTTGTTTACGCCGCTTCGGATAGCGTTCTCCATGTTCTGCTGATATGCAGACGGCAAAATGCCTTGTGTCAGATTGGCTACACCTTGTTGCGCCGCAGAGGTCTGCTGATTGGCGTTGTTTAATAACTGGTTGTAGTCAACTTGGATTGTACCCAAGCTGTCTTGCAGTAAACCTCTCGCTACGCCGTTCAGCCACAGTGCGTTAGGTGCAATAGCCTCGGAATAATCAGCGGCCGCTTTTTGCAGTCGAATTTCCTGCTCTGTTGGTTTGTAGGATTGTACAGTTGTCGAACTGCCGCCTTTTTTACCCATTAAGCACACCCTCTTTCCGTAATTTCTCTTTCATTTTTTCAATTAGCGGGCTGGTTGCTTTGGTGTTGAAATAATGAGTTACCCAATAAACTGGCTCGCCTGTCTTTTCGTCGTTGTGTTTGTGTGTGATGATAACCAATCTGCCGATGCTGTCTTGGCACCAATAACGGAAGCGCCCGTCAACATCTTCCTTTTCGATTGTCTCCCAGCCAAAGCCGCGGATGTACGGTTCGATGTGTCGGGTGCAAATGCTGGCTACACACTCAAAACCAGCCGTGCAGCTTACGAGTTCAGCATAATCACGCCAAAATTTAGCGTCGCCGCATACTTGGTAAATAATCATCATTTTGCCTTCAAAGTCGGGCTTCATGCTCGCGAAACCTCTTTCCGGCATATACAAAAGGCGATAGCCCGGTAATAAATCAAAGCTATCGCCTGTTTTGATTTCATAAATTTCAATCCATTCTTTAAGGCTTTTAGCCTTCATATTACATTACCGCCTTTCTGTTCTAATCACTCGTCAATGCCGTACAGGCAGAAATTGTTTATTCTGTGCGGCGATGTGCTGGTCACAATAACCTGCATCGCCCGCAAAGAATTGTAAAAATGCTTCACTCTGCGTTTGGTTGTCAAACTGTAATCAAAGCCACGGTCGGCAACCTGTACGTGAATTTTGCCACTCTCATCGCCTTCTCTGCCCTCGACAAAAATATCAAAGTATCTGGTGATGATGCGGTTGGGGGTGATATACATTTTCGAGATAATTTTGCTGTGTATCGGCTCTCCGTTGTCGGTAGTATACTCGTCATTCATGCGGCAGACACCCTTGTCGGTAGCCAGCATGATGCCGCTATCTGTCTGTGCAACGTCGTGAATATCATCGTGGAAGGTGTATTTGTACGCTGCGCCAGTATCATACTGATATATATAAAAGGTCTTTTCATCCTTGGCATTAGGGCGTATCCAGAGTTGCTTCATAGTCAACATGTTCCAGATTCTTGGCTTGTAGCACTCTTTTTGCAGCAACCTGTTTATCTTATACGCAACTTCGGTTGTATCGAAGTTGCCGTAAGTTGTTGTTGTCTGCAAGCTGCGGATGCCTAAATCCGTCGCAAACACAATGGTATTGCCCAGCAAAGCGAACGATTCCCTGTCGTCTTGTGCGTGGGTGTTGTTCAGAATCTGCTGGCTCTGTAAGTCTGGTACGGTGCCGCTTATCTGATAACCCAAATCATTGGTCTTGAATACAATCAAGTCACCGGAGAGAGGCAGCGTAGTGATAATGTCGCCACCGTCAAGCTCGCCTATGCCATACCATTGGGCTTGGCTCGCCACGTTAGTGTCCTCCTTCCATGCCTCGTCGGAAGTGCAGTCGCCAGTGCTGCTGTAATGGAAGTTGTCATCACCGCGTTTGGAAGTACCCAATCTGCTGTCGCGCACCCATAAATTGTCGCAAAGGAAACTGCCTTCAACGGTAGTCAAGTTGTTCTCGTAATCATAGTATTGTAGCTTATCACCGCTGCCTATGGTGACTTTGGCTCCGAACCGCTGGCAGACAGGGCGCTCTTCGCCTGTCAGTTTGCCAATCTGCTTCGGCGGTTCTTTGACATAGCCGTAATAAGCGTTGGCCGTTCCCTTTGCTGGTGCTTTGCCAAACAGCAGAAAGCCATCCGTGCTTTGGTCATACCAAATTTTATCCACTGGCTCACCAATGTCGATAAGAGGCTCGGAATAACCGCACCTTGTACGCAAAACGCCCTGCTCAAACATATAGTTTTCAAGCAGGACGGCTTCGTTTTCACCTATCATGTTGTCTGGAACAGAAGCGTTCATGCCGCCCACTAAACTGCTTAGGCAACACGATACACTCTGCGGTTCTCTTTCTATCGGCATAATCTCACCTACATTGTAATCTTCTCAATATCAGCCTTGTTCTGTGCCGCTTCTATTTTTTCTTTTGCTGCACGGTAGGCAGTATGCAAAGCATTACTACGCACCGCAACAGCGGCGATAACCATGCGCAAGTCATTAGCTGTCACTTTAACATCTTGATTATCCGCCGTAGTCCAGTCAATGGACGCATCCTCGCCTTGTAACGATAAGGCAATGATAGCTGCATTGATGCGGTCTCTCGCTTTGTCGTCATAGTCGAAGCTATGACCGCCATATTCAATCGGTTCAACCTCGGCAGTGTCACGCTGACGCTTTAACATCAAGATTTTACGCTGTTTTACGTTTTCAATAGGTTCTTCCTCATGCGTAACGGTTACGCCTAATTCTGTTAAAGCCTCGTCACCGATTGACAGAGGGATGAAAATGCCGTCTTTGCCTAGTGCTTCTGAAAGTTCGTATAAGCTAGGGTAGGCCTCTGCTTTATATGTATAAGTTGTATTCATCAAATCACCTCTAGTTAAACACAATTTCGACTTTAAATTTCTTACCGACGTTGGCGGTAGTAAACATACTAGAGATACTGGACGGCACACGTTGCACATAGGTGTAAAAGCCTGTTGCAGCACTTTGATATGATATTTTACCAACAGCAAGGGGTACGGTAACACCTGTTTCCATAGGCGTGATATTTAACGCAATATTACGACTACCACTCGTCACACCTTCCTCTTTAAAGGCAACGTCAAGCCAACCGCCGTAATAAGACAATATAACAAGAGTAACGGCTCTGCCATCGTGTGTAACATTGCCTGTAACTTCACCATAGTAACCACTGTTGGCATTATATCCATATTGACCACTTTTAGTTCCCATAGTCATAATGAATACATTCTCATCAACATCACCGCCACCAGTGCGCTTTACCATAAATAAACGATTAAGTCCCATATTACACCACCTCTACGATAACTTAGATGCTTGTACGATGCTTGTTTTGTTACCACTATCATCTAATGTTATAAAGATATTAAGTAATAAACCTGCACTCGTAATCGCTAAATCAGATGAGTTACCAGTGTATTTTAGTGTGCCACCATTAGTTATAGTTAGAGGATAATCAGCATTAGCTTTGATATATGCAGTAAAGACTAATGATTGTCCTATGTTTAATAGAGATGAGAAGTTTGCTAAGTCTAAAGCGAAACTACCTGTTGCATTGTACACAGCCGTAACGCTAGAAGGTTTTACAGAATTTCCATTAGCGTAAGTAGTTTTATATTTTTCTACACCCAGCAAGGCTAAATTAAACGACTGCTGAGCCGTCCACACATTCTGTGTAGACGTGCTTACTCCACCACCACCGCTGATTGCAATAGTTACGTTACCATTGCTGTCGGGTTTTGTACCATTAACACTTTTGACATAGCCGTCCAACGATTGATGCTGTGTCAAATAACCTGCATCGTTAGTAAATGCTGACACATTACTCGGCACAATCGGTATTGTTGGCTTGTCGCTAAGGTCATTATAGCTGCCCGACGTTGCAACGTTAGCCAATCCAGTAATCATACTTGCCGGGTGCGTTAACGGATGCTCGTAAACCGTATCCGTAAATTTAGCGTTTTTAGGCACGGCTGTTTCCACTGTCAGTCCGTTTACCTTAGCGGCGTTTACTGCCGTGTCATTTTTACCCAACTTCTCGACAAGCATTGCCTTGATTTTGCTGTAAAAATAAGCAAGGCCGTCTAAATCTACCAATTTTGCCATATCAAATATCACCTCCGTAGGCTATCAGGACAAAACCGCCTGTACCGTTCATACCGCCAGCACCGCCTACAGTTATAGCATAGCTTTGCCCAGCGGTAACGCTGACATACTGCGAGTCATAGCCGCCAGAGCCGCCATATTGTCCACCTCTGCCGTATGTACCCTTGTTTATGTCAAACGACATTAAAAAGCCGTCTGTTATGCTGTTGCCTTTAGACGCATGACCATTAGGAGTGCCGCCGTCACCTTTGCTCCATGCCACGCCAGCTCCATAACCACCTGTTACAGTAACGCCGAACGCTGACGTATTGCCGCCGTCTTTGCCGTTGCCGCCTAAGCCACCTTTACCAGCTCCACCGCCACATACAGCGACACGCATACGAGATACGCCGCTAGGGACAGTAAACGTATAATCGCCAGCATCAGTCCAATATTTTTCGGTGTACGGCATGTTGACAGCCGCTGTGTGCTGTGTAGCGATTGCATACGTCACGCCGTTTATGCTGACACGTCCTGCTGTAGCGTTTGCATCAGTAACGTCTTTTAAAGCAACATAGCCGTTACCGACTCTTAACGCTTTGTCACCTGCTTCCGCAGCCGTAGAGTAAATATTGCAGGCAGCCGTTGAGCTGCCTTTTTTTATGTATAATTTCTGAGATAAAATACTCATTTAAGCCACCCAAATTGTGCCACCGGGAATGTTCAATGTGTCGGTTACAGTAAGCGTTTTTACTGTAACGCTATCGCCGCTGGGGATTGTGCCTGTACCTGCTAATGCAAGCGCATTGTCAATCTCGCTGTTCGTAGCAACCTCTACATTAACAGTGTTTCCTGTACCCTGTTCACCTTTGTCACCTTTCGCACCTTGCGGAATGGTGAAATCAAGCACCGCCGCCGATGCAGTACCGCTGTTGGTAACTGTTGCCGCTGTTCCTGCCGCACCCGTGGTAACAGTGCCGACTTTGATTGTAGCTGCCGTACCCGCTGCACCTGTTGCACCTTGGATACCCTGTGGGCCTTGAATGCCTTGCAAACCTTGTTCGCCCTGTTGGCCTTGGTCGCCTTTGTCGCCTTTGGGAATTACGAAATTCAAGATGACCTCTGATGCTGTGCCGCTATTGGTAACAGATACTGCCGAACCAGCATTGCCTGTGCTGACAGTACCCACCTTGATTGTGGCGGCTGTGCCAACTGCACCCGTCGCGCCCGTCGCACCCTGTAAACCTTGCGGCCCTCTTTCGCCTGTATCGCCTTTAGGGCCAGTATCGCCCTTTGGGCCTTTCAGTGCGGCTAACTGCTCCTGCGTGAAGTCGGCATAAGTGAAAGCATCGCCCTTCTCACCTTTAGCTCCTTGTGGGCCTGTTGCACCTCTTTCGCCTGTCGCACCCTTCTCACCTTGGATGCCACGTAAGCCTTGTGGGCCTGTGTCACCTTTATCACCCTTCGGGCCTTGGATGTTGCCGCAGTCAATCCATTCTGTGCCAGACCACGCATAGAGGTTAACGCCAACCATATATGCGTCACCTTCGTTGCCTTTAGGATGTGCAGCAATTAAAGCGGACAACGAATCATATCTGCCTTTGATTGTAACGCCTGTACCCTGTTCGCCTTTATCACCCTTCGGGCCTTGCGGGCCTGTTGCGCCCTGCGGGCCTCTCTCGCCTTGCGGGCCTGTCGCTCCTGTTGCGCCTTGCAAACCACGCAGACCACGTTCGCCTTGTGGGCCTTGTAAACCTGTGTCACCTTTAGGCCCTTGCTCGCCTCGTGGGCCTTGCAAACCAGTATCGCCTTTAGGCCCTTTTAAAGCAGCAAGCTGTGCCGCAGTGAAGTCGGTGTATTTGAAAGCATCGCCCTTCTCACCTTTCTCGCCACGCAGACCTTGCAAGCCTTGCGGCCCTTGCTCGCCACGTTCACCTCTGGCACCAGTTGCACCTGCCTCGCCTTTAGCACCCTGTTCGCCCTTTTCGCCACGCTCGCCTTTGACATTTACCGGGGCAGGATTTGCAAGACCTGCTTTGTTCGTCCATGTCATTACGCCGTCAGCATCTACGGACGGGATAAAGACATTTACAGACTCGCTATACTCTTTAGCCTTATCAGCATACCCCTTGGCGTTTTTCTCGCTCACAGCGGCGTTCTGTGCGCTCTCAACAGCCTTGTCTACTTCTACGCCTGCGTTCTCTACCTTGTCTGCGTACTCTTTTACCTTTGCCAACGTGTCGACAAGAAATGTGTTAGTCAGTCTTGTTTCTGAGCCTGTTGGGTTTTCTTCAAACTCGTTGCTACTGACCCGCACCGCCTTATCACTCGTTGTTGCGATAACCTCGCCTTCGTTTGCCTTGCCTACTACTGTAAGTTGAAACTGTCCTTGCGTTCTCGCGCACTCATAAGGCACGATGCACTTGCCGTCTACGATTGCAACTTCGTATGTCTTGTTGTCCCTCGCAAACAACGCCCATTTGTCGATGTTGTTCCAATCGTCGGAGAACGTGAACAACAACTGTACAAAGTTCTTGCTTCCCTCTGTTACATATGCGTCTGACGTTCTTGTAAGCCGCATACCGTCAATTTCAAATTCTATCTGCATTGTTTCACCTCGCTTTAACAAATAGTCCCTATTAACCAGCCGTAATTATACCAAGCGTCAAATTCGTAAAACCCTCCGTACTCTGGCCCTCCGTTATCTGGATACGTCCATTCCCCTGTATCTGGGTTATATTCTGGAGCTTGACTGTCGCCTGTCCAAAATGTGTTGAAAAATCTAGGCACAATACTTACTACTTGATTTTTTAAAATATATGTTGGCCTTTTATGGCTTTCTACGCCTTGCGGTGATATATGAGCGGCTTGTTGGTAAAGCTCATAGTAATAATCTTCTCCTAAATTGCACGCAATTATTGGCTTTTCGCTCGCAGTAGAAATGTTATCTTTTTCTTCGCTTCCACATTTCAAGACGTTTATATAGGGCCGTTCAGAAGAAAAGACTATTTCGTTCTTATCGTTTATTATTTCAAGCCCAGTGCCGTGTTCGCTAGGTGTTCTCGTGGCATGGTTAAAGATATACAGTGTCGACGTTGCTATAATATCATCTCTTTCGATAGCAACTATGCCAACTTGTGCTACTGCACTTCCGTCACCAAAAAAACGAATAGTGTTTCCGATAGCTAAATAGGAAAACGGCACTTCGCTAGTTATTCCATTTAAACTTATCCCAACCAACGCATTGTCCGGTATCGAATGGCCAGTTGGAAATTCATAATAATAATTGTGCCATCCCGCCGTGTTACCAGACATATCTTTCTTCTTGCACTGTGATAACGGAAAACTGTCAACTACTTCCATGCAAGCAAATTTATCGTCGATAACGACTCTTTTATCATCGCCTATAACTTCAAGATAAGTGCTCATATTATTCCATACCTTATCTTTGTGCCAAGTTGATTTTTCCAAAATATCCTATACCCGGTATCATCTATGCGCAAAATAGGATATGCGTCATTACTAGGTTTGTATACTGGAGATACGTTGCTGAGAATTATGTACCACAGCTTATTGTTAGGATAGCCTATGCCAGCACTTGTGATTTCTCCGCTACCTTGCAGAGTAGCTTGTCCTAATGTCCTTGTGATATTGCTGTTAGTATCTAACTTTACGCTTCCGTCTGCATTGTTTATTACTAAACCTTGAGCCATCACCACACCCCCATTTTTACGCGCAGTACATTATTTTCGTCATATATGCGTATCAAATTATCTTTGAGTTCCATTCTTGCTCCTGTATCGGCAGTTTTCAATTCGCCAATCCTAGCAGTTATCGCAGATAACGTGTTAACGTCAATCTTATCAGCCGTCACAGCTCCTGCTTGAATTTGGAAAGAAGTGACTGCATTAGAATCAATCTTACTAGAAGTTATCGTGTTCGCCGCTATCTTGTCACCGATAACGCTTCCTGCCTGTATAGCGTCAGAAGTTACACTGTCAGCGGCTAACTTCTCTGCGGTAATAGCTCCTGCTTCGATTTTGTCAGCGGTTACTGCTCCTGCGGCAATTTTAGTCGACGTGATAGCATTGGCCTGTATCTTTGCAGACGATACGGAGTTAGCCTTTAAGTGCTCCAGTGCGATACTTTCGGCAGCTATCATGCCGCCTACGATAACATTTTTGTCAAACACTGTATCGCCTGTGATATGCACTTTGTTGCCGTCGATTACAATACCTTCCGTTGATACGTTGATAGCATTGATAACGCCGTCTTTCTTGACGCAAAGCAGAATATCATCTTGCAGTTGGTTGATAGATGAGTAATTGCAGTCGGCAGGTTTTTTGTTCAGTTCCGTAACCACGCTTGTAATACTGTTAGCGTTCTGTACGATTGCTGAGCCTTGCTTATCAATCGTTGCACCTTGCTTATCAACCTTTGTAACGATGCTGGTAATATTGTCAGCGTTGGCTTGGATAGATGCCTTGTTTCCTTTCACGTCCTCTACAATAGCGGTAATACTCTTGGCGTTCTGCTCTATGGCAGAAGCGTTGCCTTTAACGTCCATAGCGATTGTAGATATGCTGTTGGCGTTCTGTTGAATAGCCGTGCCGTGGGTTTTTAAAGTACCCTCTGCATCGTCTACACGCTTAACCACGCTTGTAATAGAGTCGGCGTTCTGCTGAATAGAAGAAGTGTTAGTGCTGATTGTACCCTCGTTGACTGTTACTCTTTTGGCTAGTGCCGTAATATCAGCAGCGGTCTGCACGATAGCAGTACCCTGTGTGGTTACTGTACCCTCTATGCCCTCCACTTTCTCATTCAAGCCGTTTACTTTAGTCATAACGCTTGAAATACTGTCAGCGTTTTGATGTATGCCGTTGGCGTTAGCGTCAATCAGCTTGTTAGCCTCGTTGATAGCCGTGGTATTATCAGTAATCAGCTTTTTCAGTGCATCGTTGATGCTAGGCTGATTGTTAGCCTTGTCGATAGCATCCTGCGTAAATTTATCAAACTTGGTATAGTCAATAGTCGGCACTTGCCCTATATCAATGCCAGCCTTGCAGTCCGCTTCGCTCGTATCGCTCCATTCGCCGTCACCCAATGGGTCGACAAAGCAATACTTAACAGTGATATGCCCGATGAAGAAGAAGTAGATATACTCGCTGTTGACAGTATAGAAATCATCCTCAACGGTTTCTTTGCTATCCTTAGTCTTGATGTGAATCTTGTAGCCTGTTGCGCCCAGCGGTAAGCCTTGCATTTTGATACGAACGCCGTCAATCGTGCTTGTTAACTGCGGGGCAGTCGGCTTTTGCGGCAATGCTTTACTGAACTCATGGACTGCGGGTTCGCTATACTCACCGAAGATGTTACGGATATACAGATATGCCGTACCGCTTCTGACACCGGGATTGGCTCTGCTCCACGTTTCTCGTGTGCTGTCTAATCTCTTGTCATTCCAGACACCGGGGTTCTGGTCTAAACGCAGCTCAAAGAAATCTATGTATTCGTTAGGCTCAAACTGCCACTTCCATAACGGGCCTTTCTCGTCCCACGTCAGTACAAACTGTGTCGGCGGGTTAGGGATATACTGACTGCCTTGGATTTTGATGCTGGCTTGCGGAGCTGTGTCAAAGTCGGCTGTGTTGCCCTTGGTGTTTACCGCTACTACTTTGATATAGTACGTCAAGCCTGTTGTAGCGCCGCTATAAACAAACTGTGTGCCGCTGCTCTCTCCTGCCTTCTCCCACGCCTTGTCCGTAGCCGTTCTGAACCACACCTCGGCTTTAGCATAGTTGGTTACAGTAGTCTTTACCCACGACACCTGTATAGAGTTGATGCGAACGCCGTCAGTTATCGAATGTAGCTCTAATAACTGTACACTGCTGACGTGTCCGGGTTTTTCGCCTGTTCCGGATGTGCTGTCGTCAATCTTTTTGTTCGTCAGCAAGCCAGATTTAACGAGATAGTTTTTCAACGCAGCTACAAAAACCTTGCCGTCGCCGCTGACGTTGTTGGGGATATTGGTCAATATTTGTTTTATTTGCGCCTCGTCAAGCGCGTTGTTGTTTTCTTTATCAGCCATATCCTTCACCGCCTAAACTACGCTCTCGCACTGTATGCTGATTCTATAATATCCATCAAAGAACTGTTCAAACCTTGGTCTTGAGACACATTCAGTCGCTGCTGATTCATAAGCAGAATCACAGTCAAAGTTACAATGACGTTGTTTGTTACTGTGTCGTCGTAAGGCATTTCTTCGTTCTCTGCACCCGTAATATTGGGTGCTTTATAAAAATACTTCATGGTGTAATCTTTGACATTGGTATCGAGAAACTTGATTGTTTTGCCAGTAATCTTGATGGGTAAAATGCCACACGCCTTAATATAATCATTTGGCAACGTATCGCCGTTTCTGATTACAACGTCCTTGATGGCAATAGGATTGCCAGAACCAACAAAGTAAAGTCCGATGTAGTTTATGGCTTGGTTGATGTAGCTGACAATCTCGTCATCGTCGAAATCACCAACACCTTCTTTATCGTTAATGCGATTGCGAATATCTTGAATAATTGCTTTAACTAACATGCTTCCTCCTTCTATACCATAAACGGCATCTTGATGCGAGCATGAGAATAGCGACGCATCGGCACGATATTCTGAATCGCTTCCTCGATGCCGCTCAGCATTTCTTCGTTGCTGTTGCTTAACGCAGCAAAAGCAAAGTTGCGCACCAATGATTCAAAAACAAGCGGCAAATCAATTTCATCGTTAGCGCTCTCCACTTCTTCGAGGCGCTTGCGATAATGCACCGTAAAATCTGGTACGCCACTGTAAATCTTGCTCCCGACGATTTTGTACTCATCAAACTTTGGGGTTTCGGTGGATGGTACTACCGCAAGCGGTCTGCCGCATTGCAAGTCGTTCATACCTACCAGTGTCACAAAATCATATGGTAAGGTTGCACCCTTCTGCATCTGCTCCGAGGTAAGGTGATACTCTTTGACCTTTTCCAGAAAATCGCTGTTGCGTAAAGCATAAGACGCATTTAAATATTCGATAACATCGTTTATAGCATTGATAATCTGATAATCACTATATTTAATTTCGTCAAAGTCCATAGCCTTTAGACGGATTTTACGGATTAGTTTGGAAACCTCGATTGCCATGTTGCTTCACCTCAAAAATATTTCTTTGGAATCAACGGAGCATACTCGCGATGCACCTCAAAAAACTTCTGCACATACTTCGTGTACTCGCCGTTATCTCCGGCAGCCAAAGCTCTTTTAGCGGTAACAAGCCACGGGTCGTAGTTCCACATTTCGGGTGGGATGTAACCCATAACCCTGACCTCAAAACCGTCCTTGCCTACCGCTCTGCCGCCGCCTTCGCGTTCGGTCATGCGGGCTACCTCGGCGGCAACACTATGGTCAAATTTGTTGACAACGTGAATTTTCTTTTCGCCGTCAATATATACTTTCTGGTCTACTAACATTGTTTCGCCCTCCGTGTTTTAGTTGGAGCTGGTGACAGGAATCGAACCCGCAACCTAGTGCTTACAAGGCACTTGCACTACCAGTTGTGCTACACCAGCATATTAAATAACCGCCCCGAAACCGAGGCGGTTAAAGTGGTCGAAATCGACTAGGTTAGATTAGCGCTTGATACCGATGATTGCAGCGGAAGCCTTCGGAGCTGCGCATTTGAGGCCCAGCCAAGATTCCAGCATACGCTCATCATAAGAGCCTTTCTTCGGAATGGGTACGTCGTGGGTGTGTTCAAACCACTTAATACCCCAATAGCCCATATCCATGCAGTAGATGCGGCTATCCGGCAGCATACGATGTGCTTCGGCAGTCAGTACGCCGTAGTCAGTTTGGATAACGTCGGCAACAAGATTCAGCTTGTTCTTCTTCGCCATATCGCGGTAAGAAGTAGCCTGTGCGATTACCAACTGGCTGAAAGCGCGTTTCTTGGCGGGGGACATGAACGCATGGGTAGGATTACCGCCGCGGTTGTACGCCATTTCCATTACCGCGTTGAGGTCATCCAGAGTGTAGTCGACAGTGCCGCCTAAATCCAGTACGTTGTTTTTGATGATTTTAGCGGAAGTGCCAGCAGCACTCGGTTTGACCTGTTCAGCGGCAATGTTCTCAACAGCACCTTTTTGGGTGTTGAAGATAGTGAATTTGGTTTTTGGAGTAGCAGCATCGGTGCGGATGTAATAAATGGTCTTAGCGGACAGGCCAGTCGGCATGGTTTTGGCAGTGAAATACACAAAATCACCAGTTTCCAAGCCATGCGGTTTGGTGGTAGTGATAGAACCGTCGGTAGTGCCGACAGTTACATCCAACTCTTGAGTAGCCATGAAGAACGGAACGCCGCCAGTTTTAGCCGGAGTAGTCTTGTTCTGTTCTGCGTTGGTGGTCTCATTGTTTACGAGAGCGTACTCAATGTCAGCAGCATGTTTGCGGGAGCACTGTTCCAACAGGCGAGCCAGCTCATCCTCGGGGCGGTAAACTTTAGCAACTTTGCGCTGTGCCTCAGTTACATAGTAGCTGTTTACAAAGCGTTGGCAGTTGTTTTCCAAACCTTCCAGATGGCCGATTTCCTTGGAGGAATAATCCTCTTTTTCCAAGTGGGCGTTCTCACCGGGCGGCTGCAAACCTTCGGTTAACCAGCTAAATTTCAGAGTGGTTGCATCTTCCTCGGAGCCGAAGCGGTTGAGGAACAGAGTAACCTCGGGGTCGATGTTGGTAATTACGCTGCTCATATCCTCAGCATGGCCAATCGCATCAGAGGTATGGGATTGGGAAGTGCTGTAGGAAAGAGAACGTGTTACGTCGTTAATTGCCATTAATTTTTCACCTCATTAAAAAATTTTATTTAACAAAACCGCATAGCCTCGGGGGTAGCTTATTGGTTTCTGTTACGGATAAACTCGGCCAGCCATGCGCGGCGGCCTCTTACATCAGATTTTGCCAGAGCACTGTAGTCCGGCACATATACACTGTTAACATCTCTGCCGTCGCCAGCTCGTTCAACAGTCGGCGGGCGATTGACAGCTCTCGGGGTTGCGCCCAAGCCGTTCTTCTGCATATAGAACATTTTGCGTGTATCTTCATAATAGTTGCGAAGAACCTCTGTCTGGGCTTCGTTGATAGTGCCGTTCTGCAAAGCTTGCAGCACAGGCACAATCACTTGCGCCTGTTTATAGGTCAAATCATTCACACGAGTCAGCAACATGCGGTCGATAGCGTCGAAGTTCGGCTCTTTTGCGCGTTGCTCTTCTGTAAACTGGTTGATGCCAGCATAGACAGCTTCCTGCCTCTGGCGCTGTGCCTGTTCGTCTGCATAGCGGTTCTGCATCTTGGCCATAAGGTCTTGGCGATGCCACTCCTTAGCCAGTTTGTAGTTGATGAGCTTCGGGTCGTCATCGTCCATGAGGTCGAGGTTTTCAATATCCTCTTCACTCAGACCAGCATCCTGTTGAGCGCGCGCATCAGCCTCTTTGTCGAGGCCTGTCAGAAACTCTCTCATCTGCTCTTGGCGGGTTTCCGGATTCATCTGCGCTTCAATCTCAGCGCGACGTGCTGCTTCCTGCTGGGCGATAGCTCTTTGCTGTGCATTGTGAGCTTGAACAGCTTGGCCGATTTTCCAATCAGCATATTGACGTTGGTATTCCTGCGGAACACGTTTCTCGTCAACATAGCCTGTTGCGATTGCGTTGGAAAATTCGTCAAGAGTATAAGCAGGAAGCTGTTGGTTGAACTGTTGGCCAATCTGCTGCGGAGCATCTGTCAGCTTCGGCTGATTGGTATCAGCACCAAATATGTTAGGTTCTTGGGCAACTTCTTCGTTTTTTGGCGGTTCAGTCAACGGACTGGGCTTCAAATGTGTTTTTCCGTCCTCACCTTTGACTAAAACATAGCCTTGAGTACCTTCTGAGTTCTTTGCAGCAGCGATAATTTGCTGATTGCCGCTCTCGCGCGTTTGCAGCCCTTCTGAGCGATTTTCCGTGTTTGCGCTAGTGTTTGTATTCACTGGTGTATTTGGAACGCTCTGAGAGGATTCTACGCTGTCAACATTTGGTTGACTTGTAGAAATTGTGTTTGTTTGTGGTGTGGAAGCAGAAAAATCGCTTCCAGCACCGCCAAATTCGTCAGCCATTGGTTTTACCTCCTAAAAAAATCAGCCTTGTGTCTGTAATTGAACCAAGGCTTTCTCTTTCTGCTTGCCAGTGGCCGCTGCGTGTTGCAACATTTCAACCAAACGACAGACTGCTCTGTAGTCGCTTCGGTGTCTTTCAATGTCTCCGTAGCTTAACGCCGCTTCAAGCATTTTTTCATCCGCTTCTTTTTTTAAGCGGAACGCATATTTATACACCGCCTCAGCATCTTCTCCGTCGACGATGAAGTCGCGGAGAAGGTCGATGCGAGATTCGGCAGCTTTAATAACTTTAGAGTTATTGCGCTTAATCATTATTGAGCACCTCATGTTCTGCGATTGCTCGCTCGGTTGTACTAATGCCAAGTTTATCTTTAAGATACTGACGCTGCACATCGGGCGGCAAATCTGTAAGATTGATATTGAGACGCGGAATGGAGTATTTTGCGATAGACAGTTGCAAGCTGTTCTGCAATGCTTCGGCCTGTGCCTGTGCCTGTGCCTGTGCTTGAGCCTGTGCCTGTGCCTGTGCTTCTTCGCTCTCGGGGTCGAGCAGATATTGGGAAACATCTCGCAAGCCCAATGCTTCCAGAAGTTTGCATACAAGGTTGTACCAGCTCTTCGCATTCGCAATACCGAAGTTTGCGAGCTGCGGATAAATCTGGTTGAGCACCAGCATCAGATACTGAATCTGTGCTTCTCTTGTGCCAGCGCCCTGTCCGACGTTGACAATCAAATCATAATCTACATCCAAATCCTCTTTCTTAATAGAAAGCGTCTTGTTGGTCAATCGAATCATCTGCTCATCTTCCAGATACTTTTGATTCAACAGGATGATGAACTTGTAAATCGGAATAAAAAATTTCTCTGCAATGCTTCGCGCAACCATTTTGTTGCGCTTCTCTGCCATACCAAGAATAGCGGTAATGCCAGTTGCAGTAGAGTTCAGAGAGTTGCTGTCAAGGCCTTGGTTGTATCTGGTGCTGCCGCTCTGGCTCTCAATCTCAGTCTGAGCGTAGTTGATAACATCCATAGAAACGCTGGACAACGGCAGCGACGGCGGAATAAAGACAGATTCTGTCGGGGCGTTCTGCGTCGGGATGATTTCCTCGCCATTGAACAGTGCATCTACGTCTACCTTGCGTTCATCGACAAAAACACGCGGAGCGTTGTTTTTCGCCACGTTAGTGATAATCTGACGCATAACAGCAGTCTTTAAATCCTGCTGCTGTTCCAGCATATCAGTAAAAGAATCACGGTTAAACACAGCGTTCGGGTCGTAGACCGCACTGCAAACAAAGAATGGTGGGAATCCGTAGTCGTTTTCTACGATGCGGATTGGTTGGTCGCCTACAGCATGAACGATGATGTTCTCGTAGATGCCGTCATTATTCCAATCCACTTGCATGTAGGCCTCGTAAAGCTCAACCTCTTTGGATGCCAAGTCATTATCTGTCGGACGTTTAGCCCTGTCAGCTCTGTCTCTGTCATTGACATAATCCAGAGTGGTAGGCTCGGTATTGCCCGAGGTGTATTCCTTGAGCGCTTTGTCGATGTTCTGATAAATGCCGTCTTTTTCACGCTGCTTCAAATAGCTGCCGCGTACGACCTTGCGATGTGCAACGAACTTACAGTCCTGCAAATCTGGAGCATCTGGAGTGTAGCGCAGCTCTGATGTAGGGACATACTCTACAACAGGATGGTTGCTCTTGACCTTCACAAGGTCGTAAGTAACTTTGGTAAGGTCTGGCGCGCCTTCAATATCCTCGAATTTCATATTCTCGATATTGCCGCCGCCGACACCTTCCATAAGTCCCAGAATCTGCGTCATATCGTTCAAGTCAAGCATGAACTGCATCTGCTTGCGTTCTTCTTCGCGCTTCCACCATACCTTAGCAATACAGAAGTTCTGGCTTAAAGCGAAATTCAGCTCAGTCTGGCAGAAATGATACCAGTCATTCTTCTTTTCAAGCTGATAACGTACAAGTTCCTGCACCTTGGATGCAACCTCATCGTCATCGACATTCACGCCTTTGACGGAAAGCGGTGCATCTGTACCGCAGAACGCTTCCATAAGGCCTGTCAGAATCCACTGGCAAGAGGTCTTTACATCCTTGGAAACCCAGTTACTTGTTTCCGAAAGTCTTGGAAAACGCTTTTTGTAATATTCCTCGTCAGCTTCGTAAATATCTCTGCGATGCAGGATTTTCGGCTCGATAATCTGCTTGTACTGCGAATCCGCAATATCACGGCAGCTCTCGAACGCTCGCATGATTTTTTCTTTCTGAGATTTTGTCAAAGTATCGAGCGACAAGGCTTTATCCTTTGCCTCACTCTGTGCTTTGAGCATTTCCAGTGGGGACGGCGGTTGCTCTGTTCCCGGCTGGATTACGCCAGTCTGCGGCTGCTCCGGCAATGTACCACCCGTCATCATGTCGACCGCCCCTTGGTTTAAACCGAATTGAGGGTTGGTCGCTTGCCATGCGCTTCGATGGACTTCGCTGTTTGCAGCAGCAGCCAGCTTATCGTTTAAGTCTGGCATGAATTATCACCGCCTTAACCAAAGAACTCTGTCAGCACGCAGTCGCCGCCAATAACATAAAAGTTTTGACGTGCGGTTGGCAGCACTGGCAAAGTATAGGTTGTGCCAGCCTTAATCAGCAAGCCTTCGCCAGCCTTGACACTCTTGTCGCCAAGATAAATGTCAGCCTCGCCAGCGGTAATTGCCAAGCCGATGCGACCGCCGCGCATATTGGTGAAAACCTCAGTGCTTGCAGCAGGAGTTGCACTGCTGGCGCTCAGTTTAGTAGTTTTGATTTCCTTTGCTGGACATAAAAGCATATGTTATTCCTCCGTCAATCATACTTCATGCGCTCACGCATCATGTTGTAGAGCCATTCCTCACGTCTGCGGCGGTCGTAATAATCATCCGTATAGCCTTGGCTCTGATAGTCAAACGGCACACGGGCTGCTTTGTCGCTCAGCCTTGTAGCAGGAATACCCATACGTCTTGCATAACCCGTAGGCTGCGGATAGCCTTGCTCATCGCGGACAGCCTCTGGATGGTAATAAGGCCCACCAAGGCTCTCAGCATACACAGGCATACCTCTATTAGCATACTGGCTGTCATCTGCATAATAGCGAGAGTATGTCGGGTCTTGCGGCACGTGCTTATCATAATTAAACCGTTCTCCTAATCTTGGAATATCCTTATATTGCGGAGCTGCCCCGTATGCTGCATAAGAAGCATATTCATCAGGTGCAAGTTCTACTCCAAAGGCTTCTCCGAACTCGCCTCTTGCTCTGTTTTTTTCTTTGGTCATTAGCTTTTTCCTCACAATCTGCCGTATTTTCTTACCTGTCCCAGCTTCTTTGCCCGCTGGTACAGGTTTTTTCTTGCGAAAGACACAGGATAAGCAAAGGTCAGACACAGCGCGTCAGCCATATCTGGCGAACGTCCTGTCTTATCTTTGATGCTTTCCTTGCTTTCAAGTTTGATTCTGTTCATGCCGTCAAAGGTATATTCGGGCATCGACAGCTCAGTGCGCAGGTTCGGGTCATACGGCAATGAACCGCCCTGTTCAAGCCACTGTCGGCAACCATCCCACATTTCGGCACGTTTATTCATATAGCGCGTGTCCTCGATAGCCTTGCCGCCAAAGGGAACTTCTACGACTCCCTTGTAGCCAATCTGACGCAAGCGGTCGATAACACCCTCGCCACGGCCAGCATCAATAAACACCGTATCTGGCCCCCAATCGTCAATCTCTCTGGCGATGATTCCGGCAAAGGTCATGTTGTCGACTTCTTTGCAGACAATCGGCTCAAAGGTCATCAGACCTTGGCGTTTGAAGATTACGCAGCTATCGTCACCGAAACGGGCAACGTCGACACCCATAACCTTGGGCATATCCTTGTAATCCTCTTCCTGCAAATCTCTTTCCATTGCCGCGTTGATAGAATCCAGCGAGATAAGGCGGTTATAAGCGTTCGCAGCAAAGTCACAGTACAGCTCCTGCCGTATCTCCGTCTTTGTCATTTCACGCTTCATGTCCTCAAGTTCTTCCGGAGGAATAATACCTGTTTCATCTACCGTGTACAGGCAGGAGAACCAGTTGTTGTTCTTCTGTGCCTGTAAGTAAATGTCGTAGAACTGATTCTGCCCTTTGGGAGTACCAATAAAAACAGCCCAGCCGTGTCGGTCTGATAAGGCTGGTCGGATGACCTCGCCCCACAGCTCTTTACGTATCTGGGCATATTCGTCTATTACTACACCGTCCCAGTACGTACCACGAAGGCCGTCCGGTCGGTCAGCACCAATGATATAAATTCTCGCTCCACGAGCATCTTTATGGTAGCTCGGGAACTCTACATACAGCTCGCTCTCGTTGACTTTTCTGTCGGGAATCCCCGCAGTATACCGCTTCAAGTAGTCCCATGCAATCATCTTCGCCTGTTTCAAGAACGGCGCAAGATATGCGTAGTTCGGTGAAGGGTATTTCGTCATCGTCAGAGCCTTCTTGATGAGGTGGTTGACACTGCCCACGCTCTTTCCGAAACGGCGGTGCGCTACAATTACCGCAAACCTGTACTGTTCAAGATTAGGATGCAGAACATCCCTCCAGAACGGTCTGGGAGTGTACGGAATTGTAATGACCTTGGCATCAGCAGCAACCGTCATCAGAGGTGCTTTCTACCGTCTCGGGTGCCGGGGGCAATACCCCCTCTTTCTCCACGGGTGACGCTTTAGTGTCAATCACATCACCAGCGTTCTCAGCCCAGCCAAATACCAATGGCTGACCATCGCCGCTTGTAAGCTGACGTGTGCTCTTTTCTTCCCATCCGGCATTGTTCTTCAACGCAAACATAATACCAGTAGGAGCCTTCGAGTACACCAGCTTGCCCTCAAGATAGTCCTCAAGCCTCAGCTTTGCATCAGCCAAAATGGTGTTGTAGGCTTCGTCCCTCTTGTTCACATAGTCCAGCATCTGACCACGGCTCTGGAATCCCAAATATCTGGCAAGACCGCTGTATGTGGGCGGTTTTCGCTCTTTAATCTTCAGCTCCCCAGTCCTCGGGTCAATCACTTCCGGCAAGCAGTAGTCGAAATACTCTCTGACTTTGTTTGCCATGCTCTGAGGTGTGGGGTACATCGTTACAATGCTGCCACCAGCACCAAACAAATCACTCATAACCAATTCCTCCTTGTTGTTGTCGTTGTTGTTGTTGTATTTTAAAAGCCTCGTACACACTATACGGAGGCTGATACAGTGCTAATCGTACAAGGCTCTTAAAAGCATTAAAAAAGCACTGTAATTTCTTACAGTGCTAATAATAAACAGTGCTATGTAGGTACTGTGTAAGTCTAGGTACTTATTGTTTTACCCCTACCCCTATACCCTACCCCTTGTTTTGTAGAGAATTAAAACGTAGAGTGTTGAATTAAACTCTTGTATCTAAGTGTTTAATAATTAAGCTTTAGTTTTAACCTGACTAGATATACCATGTAACCTAAACCCCAACCAGCAAGAGGTACTTACTCACCTCGGGGGCGGGGGCGTGCCCAGGCGAAAAGCTTATAGAATTTACGTCCGATAATACACGTTATGTTATATTTCGTATAACTTTAGCATTACTGTCCTTCTGTAAAGAACTTTAGTGGTTAACAGTGAGAGTTTAGTTAATACTAACTATATACCGTATTCTCCTAAATAGCGGCACAACTTACATACTCTAATCTACTAACCATTTATGTAGAACTCTAGAGTACAATATAACTGAGTAAGTTAGCCGAGTTTGCTAACTTACTCTATACTAGATTGTACTTAATCAGTAGTTCTCTTACAGTTCTACAAGCTGCTTCCCGTTGTGATTATTATACCACACAATCGAAGTGCTTATTCTCAAAATAAGCAAAAATTTTATATCGAACTACTATTGCAGTGTAGCTGTAAATACCAGGCTAAACTACAGAGAAACGCCGAATGGCGGCGAAAATCCGCCAAAAACGGCGAAAATCCGTCAAATTTGCGTTTTTCCTGCCGTCGTGGCATGATATGGGCAACGGCAACGAAGCCAGCTGATTGAGAGCTGGTAAGTTAGCTAGAGAGTTTATAAGAAAGAGTGATAATTATGATTAGTGTTAAGAAAATGGGTTTGGTCGTTCCTGAAGTTGAGAAGAAGGAGAAAGCACCTTCTAAGGCTATTTATAATCGCAAAGTCTTGGCAGATGTCCCCAACTGCATGAAATCCCAATACTGGGAGCAGGTTGGCTGTGATGTATATGCAGCCGGTGGCATTCTTGGTTTTAAGACTAGCAGCAAAGACGGTATCGTCTTTGCTGGCTATGATACCGAACAGCAGGCTTTCGAGCTTATTCAGAAGATGGCTAAGCTTGAGATTTATGGCTGCTGGAATATTGTCCAGCATATTGAGACTGGCAAGTTCATGGTTGTTCCGGCTATGAAATATAGCAAATAACCCGACCAGGCAAGGCGCAGGGATATACTCCCTGCGCCTTAATTATTTTTTTATTTTTTTATTTTTTTAGGAGGTATTTAATTATGACTAAGCAGGAAATTGAGAACGAAATTAAACGTTCTCTTAGTGTTGATGTATGTGAACAGATTCTCTCTGAGGATTCTGTAAGTGAAGATATTAAACTTAAAGTAGACCGTATTCTTTGGTTTATTGATGAGGGAGAAAGAATTCTCATTGGTTATCCTAACGAGAAACTTAGAGAGGCTTATGAAAAAGACCTTGAAGAGTGCTACAAAACGCTTGTAGACCTCGCTATGGAAGAACTGCGTAAGCAAGGCAAAATAGACCTTGCTTTAGAGGAGTGGCGTAAACACGTCGAACTCTAAGGCGAATGACCATGAGGCTGAGATAAAACTCAGCCTCTGATTTTTTTATGCCGTGTTTTAAACAGCCGTTAAATGCGACTGCTTAAAACGCTGCATAAGCGTAATTTTAATTAAGGAGGTGTGACTATGCAAAAAATAACCGTGTCGAAAGTAGAAATTAGGCATCAGTATGTAGACGAACTGATGCTGTTTTGCTCTAAAAGCGAACCGCTTGATAGACGTTGCAAGCATTTCGGGAAAATGAAAGTGTATGGGGAATTGCTCAATAGAGTTCCATACAGAGATATAAAAAGAATGTGCAAAGTTTGCGGCGTTCCGCAAACGGATGTAGACGATATATTAAAGCTTTTCAAAAGCTTGGGATGTTAAGGAGGTGCAATCATGTTGCTTTTGGAAGATTTTTTGAACAGTCTCCCCAAAACTAAGAAGAAACCGCCTAAAGACACTACTAAGGCGGTTTATCTTGATATTGGTCGTGAATCAAGTCGAGCTTATATTGTGTCCGACCAGGTATCTTATTACGGCAAGGGTAACTCTTGGGTTGAAAAAGTTGCCCTTAAAAAAGGCGGTGTCACTTTTAAGTGGCATCATAAGGAGGTGTAATCATGGAAGAAAAAATCGTATTTGTAGGCGGAGCTATTACCTTTCTTAGCTTTGCTGTTGGCGGTGTAACAGTGCTTACACCGTTATACAAGTATGCTGTTTACGGTATGCTTGTAGGCTTTGCGATTATTGTATTGGGACTCTTGGTAGATGCTTTTAAAGGAGGTGAAAAGTAATGAAAAAGCATGATGAATGGGCAGCAGCAGCATGGTGGGGCTATAATAGCGGCATTGCTATTCTTGACCCAACGGCTGAGAACTATGAGGATGCCTTCGCTGACGGCTATGTAAAGTGCATTGCCTTTGATGGCGATACACAGACTCGCCCAACATGGCATAAGGTTTGCTACAATCGCAATGGAGAACCGTATTTTACGAAATACGGCAGACGCTACTATCTGGACGAAATGCAGCGTTGCAACTACTAATAATTAATTATTCTAAGGAGGATTTTATTATGAAAAACAACTTTCGCTTCAAACAAATCATTAAACTTCAATCTCTTTTGGTTAAAAGTGGTAAAGGCTCTAAGCCCAGCAGCAATTTGCTGATTACTTGGTTAAAGGTATATGCGATTGTAGACCCATGGGAGTTTGCATATCGTATTCCAGCATCTGCGGAACAACTGTTCTAAGCTTTCGGCCTATTTGCAGTATATCGGCTTATGTCGGTATATTGCAGGAGTGGTCGAACACTCAGATATTAGAAAGGAGGTTCTGAATATGGGAAAAGAATGGAATATTGAAGTCCCTAAGGAATTAGCTCAAGTAGCTAAAATCTATCTCAATGTCGTTGGCGTTAAATGGCATTGCCACGAGTATTCTGATACTCATCATTTGCTTTATTACACAGAACCAGCAGATATTGATTTGCAATCTCAAGTGCAATATGTCCTTGAAACCATTAGTTCTGTGCGTGTCAAACATTAAAGGAGTGACTGATTATGACAAACAAAGCGCGGTTTAAACAAATTGCTAAGTTGGAAAATTTGATGTGGATTGCAATGCAAAGCAATCTGGAGGCTATGAAAGGCAAAAAAGAGGAATCCGATAAAAAAGCCCTCTTTTTTAAAGCCCTTCGCAACTGCTCTGTTGTAAATAAAACTAGAGCTATCTTGTGTCTTGAACTTGACAACCTCGCCTCCACAGACGGCTATTACTATCGTAAGGAGGTGTAAATATGGACTACGAGCAGTTAATTTATAAATGGATTCAAAAGCATTATCCAGAGGGCATTGACATTTACGCTGATTATCGTGATGAAATCAATGCAGAAACAGTTCAAGAACTCTTGAACGCTCCCTATGATTCTTATACGGCGTTCTGGGAATGGCTTGATGAAGCCTATTGGGAAACTATGGACGACGCTCAACACGATGCCTTTGGGGACATGATGGACGATTTAGAAATCGACGATGAAGCACAGTATGATTTCAAAGACGAGTTTTTCGACTACTTTAGAGATAACTGCCCTTGCAATGAACCAACTGACCACTTTTTAAATCAGTCTTTTTGCTGTGATATTTTTATTGATTCCGGTAACTGGAATTACGATTGCAGCTGCGAGGATTATGGTAGCAATTATTACGCTTCCTTGTACAAAAATGATAGAATCAGCGATATTCAAGCTGAAAGTTCTATCCTCTGGCTCGCTAGAAAACAAGGTTATAGCAAGCTCAAGCTTTACAACTACCTCTACAAGAGAAGCTACGCTAAGAAGCATCCTAGCAAGTTCTTACGTAGTGTAGACCAAGAGCTTGCTAATATAACCAGCAATATGAATGTGCTGACATTTGCTACAACATTCACTCTGGAAGAGCTTTTAAGATTACACACCGACGATAAAAATGAGCCGTTAAGAATATCTAAAGCCACATCTTGCGGATTATTTGACCCATTCAACGGTGGCGGTTCAGTTCTTGAAATAGAGCTTGAAAAGGATATTGTAATCGACCGCAAGTGGGTTGGAGGTATTTATTTGGATGATGCTATAAGAAGAGCAAGCCCACTCTGCTATGGCATTGATGATGTATATGGCATGTTGGATAGTTTTTGGGAAAGAGGTTAACTATAATGCTTAAATTCAGAATTATCATAAACTTTAAGAGTTCAGCTACTCTTGACGATGTAAAGTTGAATCGTCATGTAATCAACGAGTTGCAGGAAAAATGCTTGGCTTTTGCTTCAAGCAGTATGTTTGAAATGTTTAACGACATGCAATGTCGAGTTGACATTAACGCGTACAATGTAGCAATCGCGGGTAATTTAACCCGGTATTTGTTGGGCTGCGACAACGTAGACACTTACTACATAACTAGAATTAACGATTATCTGCCCAAAACTAACGATTAAGCGCAAACCCAGCGTCCTACAAGTTAGGGCGTTGGAGGGGTTGCTTAACCCAAGAAAGGAGGTGCTGAACATGGTTAACAGTGAGTTATACTTTAAAATTCTGGGCAAAGCCGCTAATAAAATAGCAGATTTGCCGCTGGCTGAGCTTTATGGAGCAGACAACGCTCTTGAGTTTAGCCAATACGGATTGACTGAAAAAGAGTCAGAGAAACTCTTTGCAAGTGTAAAGCTGGCGAAAGAGCTTCTTAACGCCAAAAGGGAAGAAAAACCTTATTTGGCTAACGCAGGAGAAGCAGCAAAATACCTTATGCCGCTTTTGCGGTATGAAAAAAGGGAGCAGTTCTGGGTTTTGACCTTAAATGCTCGAAATCATGTCACTGATGCAAAAGCAGTGGCGCAAGGCAATTTAAACAACTCCCTTGTACACCCAAGGGACGTTTTTAAATTCGCATGTTTGAGAGATGCAGCCAGTATTATTGTAGCGCATAATCATCCGTCAGGTGAGGTATCACCTAGTCTGGATGACCAAAAGCTTACTAAATGTCTTGTTGCCGCTGGTTCTTTTATGGGCATCCCGGTATTAGACCACATAATCATCGGAGACGGTATTTATTACAGTTTCCAAGAAGATGGAGCATTGCCAAAGGAGGATTAGTTATGTATAAGTTTAGAATATGCTATGAAGGTCAAGGGCAAGGTTGCGGTTTTGATAGTTTTATACCTGCCTACAATGCGTATTTAGCATTATTGAGCCAGTTCCGAGACACAGCTCTTTTAATTGACAAAGACTTTTGCAAGGCACGCGTTATTTTTCCCTGTGCATACGTTAAGTTCTGGTTAGAGATTTGGAGCGAGGAGAGAAACCAGTATAGCACCGTTTTCAACGACGATATTTATTCTTATATCTGCGATGACATTGAAAATGTTTTGATTGAAAACGGCGGCAAAAACTTGAAGGGGGAGTAAAAAAATGCCTAGCAAAGTTACGGTCTGTGTCAATGGTCAAGAAGTCACTTTAAGCTTGCACACTACTACGCAAGGTACTTTCGTGAGTCTGCAAAACTGTTATTCCATGTGTTATGTCGGCTATGAGTTCGACGAAATGATAGATGCTTATATTGAGCATCTGAGAAAAATTGCTCAAGAAATGAAAGGCGGTGAATAATATGACAGCTAAATTGAGTCACAGTTCAATTATTGACGCTCTGGAAGAGTTAAGCCGTAATGATTTAATCTCCATCCACAATGATTATTGTCAGGCAAACAGCTATTACGATGAGTTTATTTATCAAAATTGTGAATACGAGCTTGGAGTTTATTTGGGGTTCACCCAAGATTACCTAGAGGCATTCAAGGCGGGCTACGATGCTTATAAGAGCGGCTACAGACTCGTCGACGATTATTTCCATGATGACCGCTTAGGTAGCATGGAAAGTTGCAATAGACCAGAAGATGACTGGATTGACACTGATGATATAGCCGAATGGTTAGAACGCAACTTCACTGACGAAGAAATTGCCCAAAAATTAGATATTGATTTAGAGGAGGAATAATCATGTTAGAACCCGGTGATATTATTTTTTGCGACAACGTAAATTACAAATCTGCAAGGAGAAAACATTAACAAGGAGGTAGTATTTTATGGATTATTTAGAAATTGTATCTTATGAACGCCAATCAAAATACGATACAAAAGTTATTTTGAAAATAAATCGCGGCAGTGACAAGTTGCTTTTTAGAGTTGAACACCCATACGTTCCCGACGACGCAAAATATTTCACCTGTTATGTAGACTATGTTTTCAACTACAGAGTCTACGCTATTGGAGAAAAATATAAAGAGCCTTTTTCTTCGAGTTATCGGTTCGATGACCGAAACGACAGAATTATCGCCGACATAAGGAAAGTAGTAACTCCATTCGTTAGGAAAGTTCGCTAATTTCATTGCTCGAATAAACGATTAAGCGCAAACCTAGCACATCAGCTTCGTTGGTGTGCTAGAGGGGTTGCTTAACCCAAGAAAGGAGGTGTCAATTATGGAACGCAGGTACAAGTATCTTGTTAAGGCGATTGCTAAAATGCCAAAGCACGATATGGGCAACGGATATTATGTGCAAGTGTCGTATGACACAAGTGACGATACCGTATTGTCAGACTGGCACGTTTCTCTTGGATTTAACGAGTGGTGTCAGTATCACAACCCCAGTATCATTTTTGTTGGCAATTATACCAAAAAGATAAGCAAAAAAGAGCTTATCGAACACATTGAAGCTGCTATAAGGAGGGATTAACATGGAATTACGAATCAAAGGACACTTAAACACAATAACCACCTACAACAATGGTCATACAACGCTGACTCTGAAAGAAGAGGATTTACTCAAGTTGCAGGAAGCCATAGACTTCCATTATTTCGACCAGGATTTTCACAACTTTCTGGAGTTGGAACATGAACCAACATGCTTTTCAGATGGTTGTGAACTGTCAACGCTCAAAAGATTCTGGGAATTGTACAAGGATGCGCAAGATGTGAATATCGCTGAATGGGACACATTTAAAAGTGCTTACGAAGCGGCAAAAGGCATAGATGGTTTTTGGTGGCCTTGTTCTAATTGCGGCTGTGATGTATTTGGGGAGTGGCCCGAAGTAGACGCTAACGGCAATGTATATTGTGACGCTTGCGCAGAAGAAGTTCTCGGTTACTGTGATTACTGTGATGAAAAGGTGTTGCTCAACAAGCTTTACCCTTTCAACCAGAACGACAAATTCATTTGTCAAGAATGCTTGCTGCAAGGTATTGAGAACGGCACCTTTGAGATTAAAGAAACGGAGGAAGAGTAATTATGGGAAACAGAGCAGTTATTATCAGCAAAAAGGATATGAAGAACGGGAGAATCTCCCCTAACCAAATCGGAGTTTACTTGCACTGGAATGGCGGTCGTGATAGCGTGGAAGCTTTCTTGAGATATTGCGAATACAAAAACTACCGTACTCCAGATACCGACTGCTATGGCTGGGCAAGACTCTGCCAAGTAATCGGCAATTTCTTCGGCGGTAACACAAGCCTTGGCATCGATGTTGCAAAGAACCTTGATTGCGACAATGGAGATAACGGCGTTTACATCATCGAAGGTTGGGAAATTGTCGGACGCAAATATTTTAACAGCAAGGAGCAAGACCACTATAGCATGTTTGATATGTTGTATGAAATTGATTCCGCCCAGCCTAAAGCGGAACAGCTTGGTAAAAAGTTTTGGGCTGCTGAAGAACTGCCACCAGAAGCAATGGATGTTGGCGATGAAGTTTTTATCAGAAACTGGGACGGAACATACTCGCTAGAAAAAATAGTGGGTTACAGCAATGATTTTCAATCTACTCCCTGTTACGAGCGAAACGGTAAGCAAATCCCGATTATGTCCTCTCTAGGCGGAAGTTATACGGATGATGTTTTCAGAGTATTGAAACAACTTTAATATGATTTAGTCTATTCACAGCCTACAAAATTAGATTTGTAGGTTGTGGCAGTGATTAAATCACTGGGAAAGAAGGAATAAAAAATGAATATTCAAATCATCAACCTGTGTCCGCACGAAATTAATATTAAGGACGCTAATGGTAAGCTGTGGAATCTGCCACCTAACGAGACTCCGGCAAGAGTGCTGACAGACTTTTGCCCTTCATTTTACGTCGGTGCAATAGGCGTGTTTACTAGACGTTTCATTGATAACGTCGACTTGCCACCAGTAACAGACGGCACAATGTATATCGTTTCGCGGCAAGTTGCCACCTTCAACCCCAACAGAAGAGATTTAATGGTTCCCGGAGCCACTTATACGGAAAACGGCACCACTTATTGCGTAGGTTTAGAGATTATCGAAGGGAGGCGCTAATTTTGGAACGTGAATATGAATTTGATTATGGTTTTTGGGGAATGTATCCGAATGTTTTGGCATGTGGTGAGAAAGCGTTTGAGCTGCTTGGAGAGCACTTTGAAGTAAGCTCTTTAGAGCTTTCTGATATTGAAGATGCTGCCAAGTGGGATGTTCTCTCTGCTTTAGCAGAAGCTGAACGCCAAGGTAAAAATCCTTTTTATGATTCAGAACCGTTTATATTGTCTAATTTAATAAACCAGTATAAATTAGACCACTTAATTGCCTATATTTGCAGAACCCAAGGATTGGATGAAGATGACTTCGAGCACGATGCCTACAATGACGGCACGCTAGTTGATGTGCGCTATAAAGGCGAAGTTATTGCATAAAAGGAGGCGGAAACTGATGAAAACTTATAAAACTTACAAAGATTTATACGATTATATTGAAATTGACAAGAACACCAACAGACACTCACACTACAGAAAGGGTGTGCTTACTATTGCCATGATGATGTTGGAACCTATTATATCTAGCAAGCCAGATTCTCCATTGCCCACCAGTTGGGATGTATTAAAAGACGATTTGTTGAACGGCGCTGACAATTTTCGCCAGTACGCTTTCACAGGTAATCCCTATGCGTATGACGAGGATATAGCGAAGCTGCTTCTTTCTCCGTCGCTCTACAAACGCTGGAACGGAGGTCATTATATTCCGGGCCACCAAAAGGCTCAAGACATGACGTTTCTCGATATGCAATATTTCGCCATTCGCCGTGCGTTTAACGTCATCAAACAAATATATAAGATTCTCAACGCGAAACAAAGAAGAGTGCATATTTATCTCCCCTGTAACTTGAAAAACCCCGAGATTGTGTAAACTTTTAGGGCATCACTTCATTGTGATGCCCTAAGGGAGCTACACAAGCTCAAAAAAATATTTAAGGAGGAACTTATTATGAGAGAGTTCAACGTATGTGTATCAAACTACTCCGAGTATTTGAGAAGCGGAGTAAACCAATCCATCTTTATTAAGCTGCCTTGCGACAACATTAAGGGAGAGATTGCAAAAATCGGAGTGTATCTTGAAGATGTTGTTCCAGATGCCGTAGAAGTTGACACTGTAGCATACGCCTGCGACCTTAATTTATTCAAGGAATATATTATTGACGCAACCGTAAGAGGCAAAGCTGATATTTTCGAGATTAATTCTATCGCAAGGAAACTTGCGGTATTATCCGACGAAGATGTTGACAAACTGGAGCTGTTTATGAGCGCCAACACTATTCTGATTGCAGATTTAGACCTTGCTCTTAATGATTTTCGTAACGCTCAATACTACGAGGCTCTAGGATACCAAAGTCTTGCCGAAATACTTTTGGAAGAAGGGTATTTTGACGATATTTTTGGAATTAAATACAGCGAACTGCCAGAGAAGCTCGCTCAGTACATCGACTTAGATTCACTTGCAGATGACTTTTTATGGGACGATTTTCAGAAGAGTCCATCTGGTGAACTCTTTTTAAAGCGAGGCGAAAAATGATTACATACAAACTATTTAGGTTGAGACGAGGGAAGCTCTATCCGCTTTATGTCAACGCCAACAAGCCTACTCCTTTAGGTATTTGGCTTGATGCAGAAGCCGGAGAAAGAACTCCCGACGGCAAAGTTAAGAGTCGCTTGGGCAAATTGGCTTATCGACCAGGGTGGCACTCTGGAGATATGCCTGTGGCTTTACATATTGGTGAAAAAAGAAAGCCTAGCGATGCTAAGCCAAGCTATCGCCCATCTGAACAGGTATGGTGTGAATGCGAAGTTAGAACCGATAACGATTACACAAAGGAGGCTGGGAAATATGGTTTAAAAAGCATCCCTAAAGGCGGAGGCTATTGGTTTAAGACCAATCCCAATATGATTGGACGTTGGTACATCAGCGGCGAAATTAAAGTAAACAAAATATTGACTGACGAAGAAGTAAACGCCATTAATAAACGTGATGGCGTTTTTGATTTACCAAGGAGGAAAAATTCATGAACGAAAGAGATGAACTTTACAACGCTATTCAAGAGTTAGTGTGTATGGGAACAGCGTTTGAAGGTTCTTTTGGTAGCGACGTAATAATTCGAGGCTTTATAGGTTACAGTGGCACATGTTACTTTGCTTTAAAAATAGAGGGCAAAACCACCCTTCCCTTTATGATTTATAACGAGGACGAAAGCATCCTATACCTCGATACAGAGTGGGCTGACTACAGTATAGCCGAATATGCGGTCGGATTGCTCGTTAAACAGTTAGCCTATGGTTGCAAAATAACCATAAAAGATTTGCCATTCACTAAATTGTAATTTCCTTAAAGATGTTGTAGAATGTCTATAAGGGAACTACATAAGAAACACAGAAAGTAGGTGCTATTATGTTGTTACGCGATTATATTGAAAGCTGTATAAAATTCGCCGCTGACACAAAGGATTGGGCGCAAGTGGATTACTACAAGTATTATACCGCTACGCAGAACGGCAACTGGGAAGAATCTTGCGACAATGCTCACGGAGGACTAGGTGTAGATTGGGCGTTCTTGCTTTCTGAAAGCAATGTTATGCGGTTTGCCCCAGAATTTTTTGTTAGAGAATGCCGTGATAAACTCATTTCTCTTATCGACAATAATGTTGATTATGATACTCTGCGCAAAGCTATCGACGAAACAATGGAGGGATAATGATGGACGATTTAGAATTTGCAGAAATGACGAAAATGCAACGAATCAGATACCGTAACGAGGCCAAGGCTTTAGTTAAAAGCGGCAAAGGTGAGCTGTATCATACAAGCTCAGACATAGCCGGAGTCAAAATTTATAACTCCGACATGAGTATAATTCTGAACGGAAACGGAAGCGACGGACAGCAATCAGTAGTTATAGTTTCTGATGAACATGAATTTTTTAACATGCCGTTAACCATTCTGCTCTCACTTCAAAACGATGCCTATTTGTCGGCAGACGATTGCAGCGAAGAACCTATTGCTACACTTAAAGCTGGCGGCTATTACGTTTTCGACGGCGGCGGCTGGGTTGTTATTCAGAAAAACTATTAAGGAGGCGAAGTCTTGGACTTAGTTAGAATTTCCAAAATTGACTCAAAAACAGGAGAAGAAACATTACTTGTCGAAGAAAACGGAACAAGGGCTACTGCTATTGCAGAAAAACTTATTGAACGTAGCAAAAATGTTCAGTTAGAAAAAAACTTTAACGACTTCATGTCTGAACTCCGAAAGCTCAAAAACTCAGAGGGCGAAGATATTTAACTACCCCTACTAAACCAAATATCCCCTACGGAAAATCCGTAGGGGATATTTTTTTGCCTATTTTTACTTTCAGTATTCGCGCGTCGCGCGCTTTATCCGAATACCTTAATTAAACCAAGCTGTATAGCGCACTTTAAGGCATAGTCTATGCCTACATCACGAAGCCTATAGTATTTATTGTAATCAATCTCAAGGTCTATACAGGTCGTAGCCATAGGCTCGTTTTCTAAGAAGCGCCTTCTTAAAAGCTCTTTTACCAGCTCGTCGTCGTTAAAATGTATAAAGCTTTGTTCAACAACTGTCAGCCACTTCTCTGGATGAACTATCACCTCTTCGTCTAAACGCTCTGCGTTAATAATAACCTTTTTAAGCGGTTCGTAATGCTTAATAGCTAAAATTGCAGTCGGGTCTGATACAAAAGCGTGGTTGCTGCTGCCTCCACCGCTCTTAGTGCCGCCTTGATAATAACCTTGCTCCGCTCTAACTATCGCTACCGCTTCTTTAATTTTTTTATAATAATAAAACATCTTTTCTACAAAGGCAAATCCTTGTTGCGGCTTGCGGCTCTGCCGCCAATTACGCCTTTTGCTATGCGTTTCTAAGGTCATTGTTTAATTCTCTCCAATTCTTTGGATTCCCGATTAAAACCTCGACACTTTGCCTGGTCTTATTATATTTTTTCGCTACTAAAAGCCCGACGACCTGTGCTTTTCTGTCCCATGTGATTCCGAGCAAGGCTTCCATGACATATGTAGCTATGTTGTCCACTCTAGGTTCTCTGACAGGCAAGATTTTGCCTTTATACATATCACTCTCTACACTTTTGAGCACACGTCCTTCTGGCCCAACGTAAATCGTTATTACAACATAAAAAGCAGACTTTGGAGTATACTCCCACCCGCCACGCGCTGCTATAGCTGCCTTAGCACACATTCTGATAAGCGACTTATAGCCATTAGCCGTTGTTGCACCGCCTTCGTCCAAGCCTGATGCAATACGCCTAGAATTTCTTGTGCCTTTGCAAACTGGTCTGCCCGGTATTACGAACTCCAATGTCTGCTCACTACAGATTCGCTTTAAGCCCATGCCAAATCACCTCGCTTAGAAGTTGAAGTTGTCGTCCAGTTCCTGCTGTGCTCCCATGTTTGCGAAGCCACCGCCGTTATTAGTGGGAGCGCTGTTCTTGCTGTCAATGAAGTCAAAACCATTGACCATGATAGCAGCGCTTTGCTTCTTGTTGCCGTCCTTGCCTGTGTAGCTACTGATTTGCAGACTGCCATTGACAAGGATGCGGCTACCCTTATGGAAGTAGTTGCCAATAGCCTCGCCAGTCTTGCCGAAGGCAGTGCAGTTAATAAAGTCAGCTTCTTTCGGCTGGTCTTTGCGGAACGGTCTGTCAATAGCAACAGTAAACTTGCAGTATACCTTGCCGTTCTGAGTGTAACTTACCTCCGGTTCTCTAGTTAAACGACCTAAGCCAACAAAATGATTCATGTTTGTATTCCCCTTTCGTTATGTCGAACGCATATATCCCCCGATAAATATGCGAATGTGTTGAGGCAAGCGACTTGTGCCCGCCCCAACAGTTATGAAAAAAAAT